CTACTATCCTTCATTGATTGCACGCCACGAACTGTTACTCCATCACGACATGAGAATTCAAATAAATCGATTCCAGAAACAGTTCGTGTTGGCGCAGTAGCACTAGGCCATTTGATCGTAGGCCACGTCCAAGCAAACGCGCCGGGGTTTGTTACTTCCAACGTCAAACCTTGCGCTCTTCCTGATGCTGGAAGATTCGAGAATGTTATCGTAGTAATGCCTGTCTGCGTACCGTAGTAATAATCGCCAAGATTCCAATCAATGTTTACAGTTCCGGTAATGTTTCCTAGATTAACAACAACACCTTCAAAATTTGTTGCTGCAACAACAGATGGAGTCGTTGCACCGATTGGTGTTCCATTGATTGAACCACCAGCAATTGCAACAGCACTTGCTGATTGAGTTGACATCGTACCGAGCGCTGCCAATGCAGCGGTATGCGATGCCAATAGTGTCGTGTGCCCTTTAACTCTACCAATCAGATATGCTACGAATGTTGCGAAGCCACCAGCATTTGTTGTCGCTGTGAGATTGCCATTTGCGTCATATGTCATCGTCTGCGTTGATCCGCGCGCTGCCCAAGTACCTGTGCTGTTTGGCGTGCTACCGCTATCCTGTGAGACTTCCCAAATGATCTGTGTAATGTTTCCTGTCGCGCCAGCAGAAACACCCCAAGTCAAAGTTCCTCGAACACGGAATGCTCCATTTGTCCAGACCATGTATTGTGGTTGTTCTGCCGTGCCTGATCCAACAACAGGTGCATATACCCATCCATCAGGATTGGCAGCAATCAATCCGTACCACAATGCTACGTCGTTTGAATTAGCCGATACCGCGAACTGCGGACCCGTTTGTGTTCCGGCTGGTTTTGTAGAATCTAGTGCTGTATAAGAAGAAGTCATTTAGTTGCTTCCAAAAAATAATGGAGTTCCACCAGCGTCAATCACATTGAATGTAAGAGCAGCGCGTGATGCACCACTTGAAGTCCAAGTAAATGTACTGCCGGGATTACTAATGCCACTTGTTGAAGTGTCATTTGCCACATCACTTGCAATGTTGGTTGTTCGCGCATGGTCTACAATTTCTGTCCATGCTGCGCCTGTAACTGTACAAGTTGGAGTCGCACCTGTGCTGTTGATAGCACCATAAGCAACAGCAACCGAACCATTCCAATTCGGCGATGTAATAATCGTGCCTGCTGTGTTATCTATGGTTCCTTGGAAATTACCAAGTGAAGGTGTAGCTCCACTTCCACCGCGCCATGTTGCCAAAGCTGCGGTGAACTGCGTTGACACTGTGTAAGTCACCGTGAATGATGCGGCAATATCCGCTGCTGCTGCCGTCGCGTACCATACTTCCAAGTGAACTAAACTGTTGGAAGTTGTTTGTGTAGTTCCAAATTTAGTCCATGTCGGACTGCTTCCACCTGTGATTGTACTTACGTTCGCACCACCAGCATTGGTCAATAAGATAAGAACGTCACCAGCAAGTGTGCTTGCGTGCGATGTCACTGCGCCTGACGCAGCACCACCAGTAACAGTTCCAACACCAATGTAACTAGCTGTCACGCGATACCCTTCATCAAATCACAAATCCATGCAGTGCCATCATAATCAGCAATCAAACGATCACGCGCACTCGCGGCAGCACTCAATACTTTGTCTGCTCCTGTCTTCCACTTCGAACTTGCCGGTCCACCAGCGGGCCATGTTCTGCCACCAGTTCCATCTTGAAAAATATCAATCTGCAAATTCATTGGTAAACTATTTGGCGGTGCTGTAATAGTGAACGTGGTAACGTTAATATTGAGAGTGATCTTTTGTCGTGCACCCTTGGTAGGATCGATTGTTGGCGTAGCACCCGGAGTCGAACCGTTATCGAACACAGCGGGGAACTGTAAGAACTGTGCAAGCGTTGAACCATCAGCGCGAACCAGATCAATACATCGCCACAAACCTGAACCTTCATGAACGAACGCTACAATATCATTTGCTCGCGTAACAAAATTAATAGCCCCCGGAAGTACAATTGCAGAAGCACCATGAGTCAATGTTAGCGCACCAGCAAACTTCAAAATACGCAAAGTCCCTGTCGGAGCGGCAGAACCAAAACTGGTGATAGTTGTTGTACCACTGATAGGAACATAATTCCCTGTAGCAGTATTCAAATCAGTTGTTGCAGCACTAGCAACAGTAGAAGACACGAAACCAATTTCCTTCATGTTCGCATCCATTTCAGCTTGCGTAAGCTGAGAACCTTTTACTGCTCGTAGGGTTAATGCCATTTAGATTCCTTGAAACAAATAATTGGTAGATCGAGCGAGTAGATTGTCGTTGTTGTCGAAACATTCAACTGCGAATGAGCCAAGCGGACTGTAAGCCTCGTCAACATAATCTTCTGGAATGTAAGTAGTGTTCACATATCTTGGATCGCCAACCAGCGTGATGCTGTTCTGATCATAGACCGGATTCGCTACACCAAGACTTCCATCAGATGTAAGTTGAATCGTTTTAACCTTTGAATATTTGCGAGCAAGCGTCACAGTTACCCAACCTGTTGTGCTAGTCATCACACTTCCAGATTCGCTTGCCGCAACAACTGACAACTGCATTGATCCCATACTAGTAACAAGCACAACACCAGTTGTGGTAATGCGGAATCGAACATAGCGTCCGTTGATCTGCGCTGCTTGTCCGGAGAACTGTGTGAACGTTACGTTGTCAAGCGATGTTTCAATGAACACTGTTGCAACACCAGACAGATCAGTCCACGTTGCATTGTTGGTTAAGAGTCCAGCATATGCTTGACCCAAATCGAAAGTCTCAGTCAACAACGTGCTAACACCAGTACCAAAATAACTAGAAAGAACATTCGTAAAACCAGACAATGCAGTTGGGAATAATGTTGACCATGAAGTGCCGTAATCAGTAAGCCAATTCTGCGGTGACGAACCTGTTGCCACCATCGCAGTAAGAGTTGGTGTTGTCCAAGTATGCGTTGCAGCAACAAGCGAATCAGGGTTCGTTCCAACAGTAACGGAACATGAGGCGGCATTCGCTGAATACTGACCAAACGGTAAATCATTGCTACGAACTGAATCAAGAGCCTTAATATAAAACGTTGTTGCTCCGGGCGGAACAAGTCCGTTAGTTACATATTTCAATGATGGAACAGAAACCCGATCAAGCAATGTTGCATTTGCCCATGATGGACTTCCACCTTGATAATATCTGATTTCATATCCAGTTAAATCAAGATCAGTTGATGGTGTCCATTGCAAATGTGTTTCACCAGAAATATCGTACCCATTAAGAATAGCAACATCTGTTGGCAATGCAGATTTACCACTGTTCGTTGCTGTTACAGAAGCAACAGGACCAGCAATACCAACTGTCGAAATAATGTTGACAGAAATATCATACGCAAGATTTTCTGCCATCGATGGCGTAACATATTCAGTAGCTCCGCGAGCAACTTGTGCTGAGTCTTTCAATATTCCATTTTGCGTAACAACAACATTGATTCGATCAACATAAGGCCACGACAAACTAGGATCATCCCAATCGATCTTCCAACGTGAAGCAAAATATCCTGTCTGCGCTTGGTAAACATCTTCTGCCACCACCAACCCTGTGATCATTGGAACATTACTAGGATCAGGAAGAGCGATAGCAGGAATAGTTGGGTTTGTTTGCACAGTCAAGCTATATGAACCCGGATCGTCTTTCGTAACTGAAAGAACCCAAGTACCATGATCTGTAGGCGTGACTTGGAATACTTTGCAAAGCAAACTAACAAAACCATGTTCTGTGGAATTCAATGCTATCGTGTCTCCAACTTCAGTCTTCAATCCTTCATCGAAAACTTCAGCATCGAACATTGGAGAACGAAGCCATAATTTATTCAAACGTTCTGTTGCCTCACGCGAGGCTTGCGAGTAACGTTGAATCCATTGCATAGGGACCGACGACCGACGCCACGGTACTGTGCCAGTATCAACACCAATTCGCTTAACGGTAACAGTATTATCTTTCCACGGAGTAGGCGGTGTTGCCGTAGCACCTGTAGTATCAGTCCAAGTCAAATCAATTACTGTTGGTAATTGCGTAGCATCTGCTGTATGCAGATTAGTGATCGCAATTAATGTTCCATCGCTGTCAGAAAACGTTTGTGTTGCAACACCCAATAAATCTGGAATAAGCTTTACTACATTTTGATTCTCTGCAAGGAAACAACCAGCAGCAGTGCGGAGAGTGTCTTTCCATGAATCTATTGTGGCCGGTTTATCCAACAACATATTGCAATCGCGTTGAACTTCAATATTTGGATATACACCAAGGGCAGTGTCACTCATCTGCGCGGTAGAAATTACCGAAGACCAAAGAACAGTTTTTCCAGCACCCCACGATGTCGCTGGTTGCGACAAGAAATCTGCAAGAATGCAAGCAGCGTTAGCTGAGAATGCCCAAGTCGTTTGATCTGTTTGCCTCTGCGTCATAGCAGCAAGGTTTGTCAATACAGGAAAATATTCCTGTACGGCAGGAGCTATTTCTGTCTGCGCTCCCCATAGATATACACCAGACACACCATCACCAGTATATGAAGGAGTGTTGTCTGCGGCAGCAAGACCAATCACTTCAGCCGGTGCTGTTACACCTGTCGCTGAAGCAAAAGTAAACTCACAACGATACCATCCTGTACCTTGTGATTCGATTGCTGCTGTACATCCAGCGCTTACATTTCCAATAGCACCAGTTGAAATATTGAAATATGCGTGCTTTGACGTACCGGCAAGATCAGTGATTTGCAAATAGATGAAATTGCGAGGATGCAATGGATTAACTGTTGCATATACAGATTTTGTATACGTCTTGCTCGCGGTCAATGTCACATTTTGTTGCACCAAGTGTGTTGCACTTGCTGTGGCATCTTCGGTAATCAAATTGGTTTGCGCTGTTGTTCTAATCCTACCGCCATTTGCTGTTTTAGCTGATGCTGTTGTTCTAGTTTTCGTCCAAGCTGCATTACTGAAATCTTCTGTGAACGTCAACAGATTCCAACACAACGTTGAGTCTTTACGAGGATCATAAACGTTACGACCATTAATCGTTGCAGTAAACTTCGGCGGTGATGTGTTCTTGCCATAGTCCAAAGTGATCACAGAATATGCAATTCCAAGCAGCGCATTATTCCATGTTGGCCCTGTTTGGTGTCCACCTATAACAGCAGCGTAACCTGATACAAGAGTCGAATTTACTGTCTGTGATTGCGTACCTGTGTAATTGGTAATGATCGTTCCATTAGGAAGATCAGTGTCGTTCATCTGAACTTGTGTGATAGCACCTATCGGTCCCTCACACCACAAAACAAAAAACGTTGTTTTGCCTGTCGATGGACTATCCAAAATATTAACAAGCAGCGCTGGCACTTGAACTGTGCCATATGCAACTGGAAGAAACGAACCAAGCGCTGCAACGGTAGCTGTTGACGGTGCGCCACGTTTCTTCCCTGTTGATTGAAGACTTGATGCAGGAGCAACCGGAGTTACAACACCAATGTCCCAATTTATCCATCCAGAAGATGCAGATGTAGTTGATGGGTCCATTGGCAATCCACCAGTATTCGGATTATTTGCACCAACCGATGTAGGAACACCAGATGATGTTCCGGGTGGACCCATAGGCAAAGCTCCGCCACCAGTTTGTCCATACGGACTAAACGAATCTGCATAACCAACTGGATTCTTTTTTACTGACATCGATTTAGACTTCCCTTAAATATACTGTCGCCTTATACAAACCAGAATCACGCGGTTCGATGTCATATCCTTGTCCAGCAAACAACATAGTTCGTTGAACACCATCTTCAACCGCAGTAAAAAGAATTGGCAAAGTTGAATTAGCATTGTAAAAAGTAACAAGAGTATTTCTATTAGCTTGTGTCAATAAATCATGAACGACAACAATGTCATACTTCGGAGAAGCAAGTTTTCGAAGACGAACCGATCCATTGCGCGAAATACGTTCTTGCATATTGAATCGCGGTGAATATTTTGTTCCAACAAATTGAGGAAGTGCAGGATAAGTGTTCGGCATGAATTACCCGTTGATTGATTGCGCAGCAATAACCCATTGCGCTTTTCCAACATTGACTATGGTTCCCGGAGCAATCAAAAAATTCGAATCAATAAATGATTGAACTCTCCGCGACGGAGCTAACCGTACAGTATTTTCTGGAACAAGTGCACAAGTAATTTCAAGATCACCCTTGTTGATTGCCCCAATTCTTCCAACCCATAAAGGTTCAGCTTCATTTGGTGCATCAGCATAAACTTGCCATATTGAAACAACCGCATCAGAAAGCAAACCATTCAATGCATACGACCACATCACAAGATCAGCGTCTTCCATAACCATCTGTCCAGCTTGTGAACCTTTTGCTTGCCAATTGATTCCAGTAATATCAATACTTTTGCTCGCCCAAGTTCCACTTGAGTTGTCAGTAGTGACGAAATTAAATCCTTGCGAAAGAGAAGTCAAAAATAATGTAGCAGATGACAACGCAATCGATACAAGATAACCAGACTGCGTTACCGTCGCTGAAAGCTGTCCAGCAATACCTGATGTTGGACTTCTCATCTATCAACCCCCGACGTTAGGATTTGGAGCGGTATCAACTTCAGTTGTTGCTGTCGCGCCATTGGCATTTACCGTAACGGTTGTATTGACATCAATAGGAATCGGACCCTTCACAGAATCGATGATCTTGGCAGCGGCAGCGTCCATAGCTGTCTTGATACCATTGATAACAGTAGTCGAGGCGTCAACCGCCTTCTGAGAAGCTGCATCAAGCTTAGTCTGTGCTTCCTGATTGATGACATCGATGTCATGCAAGAACGTTGCCTGATTCGCAATTTGTTGTTCTGGCGTTTCAAGATTGAATGCAGAACTCATATCGCTAAAGATTTGATTCGTTAAGCGATTGATGTCGTCAGGATTTGTAGCAGCATCAAGTTGCTTACGCTCACCAGCAATTTGTGCTTGCAGATAAGCATCCTTCTGTTGGTTCGTCATGTTCTGCATCGTGATCTGGCGCTTAAATCCTTCTGCGGTATCGTTGATTGCCGTTTTCATTTGTTGGATCACAACGAGTTCTTGAATCAGCGCTTGATAATACTGAACCGATGCTTGCGTAAGCTGTTGCGATGCTGCCGTACTACCATCAAACTTCTTGCCTAACGTAGCAAGAGAATCGCCCATCGTAAACAGCGCACCATACGCTCCACCAGCAGCGGTTTGAATGCTCTTCATTGCTTCAGCCAGAGGATTCTTTTTCAGAATATCACTGATGGTCAAATAGGCTTGCGAGAAAGCTTGAACCTGTGCAACCTGATCGGAAGTGATCGCTGACAGATCAATGCTATCGAACATCTTCTGAATCGTTGCCGGGATTTCGACACCAAGTTTCAAGATCGATTCATACACAGATGCTACAGCAACAGCGTTAGTGATTGCCTCTGCTGTTGCTGTTTTTGGTGCCAACGAATTAAGAATCTTCGCAACACCAGCAGGCAAGTCTGATGCCTGTAATGCAGCAAGCAATGCTCGCTGTGCTTCAAGACCAAGTGCGGCAGAGACATCACCTTGTCCGATGTCCAAGTTGCGCTGATTGTAAACGTTCTTCCCATTTACAATTGCGCCAGCACTCACTCGATTACCCGCAGTCCCTTCAGGGTCCGTATCAGCACCGAACGCAAAGCTTGCTTTGTTGTTTAGATTGTTTCCACCAAGACCTAACAAAGCAGAATTGTATGAAGTGATATTCCCCTTCGCTAATTGAACCATCTGATCATCATTCTGGTTTGGCGTGTAGTATCGACTATTATCTGTATCAAGTCCCTCGAAGTTAGAAAAGTTTCCGGCAGCACCATACCCGCCAACCTTCGGCCCACCTTTCGGCTGACTCAGTAATTGATATGCGATCAAGGCAACGGCAACGAACGCACCGATAACAGGAATTGCAGCACCAATTGTTCCAGCGAAAGTCATTAGACCCTCACCAGCGGCAAGAGAAGCATCAGCGGCAACTGAAGCGCCACCAGCCATTTCAGCCATAGCACTACCAGCAACGTCTGTCGTAACAGCGGCAGTTGTTCCACCAACTGTTGTTCCAGCAGCAGCGCCAAATCCACCAAGGAAATTTCCGGTCACTAAATTACCAGCAGCATTCCACGGACCAGCAGAAAACAAACTGCTGCTAAGACCACCAAGATTTCCTAATCCGCCGCTGCTACTCGAACCCGAACCAATTCCACCTGAAAAAAGCGAGGAAAGTCCGGGACCGCCGCCGCCACCAAAGATGCCACTCACAAACATCTTTGCTGCCATCTGTTCGATCATTTGAAGGATGGATGCAGTAAATGTCTTCCAAGCATTTTGTGTTTTGTTCAACACACCAACGATCAATGTCTCAAATGCTTGTGTAGTTTGATTGAACAAATCTTGAGCAACCTTCGCTCCTGTCAGTCCATCGTTATATGCGGCGAACGCCTTCGCCCATCCTGCGCCAAATGAATCCTGCGCATGAACGTCAGCAGCTATAGTCGCATTGGCTTGCGCAACAGCAGTAGCAGCAATCTGCTTTCGATTTTCTATTTCTTGAATTTGGTTTGCTAAGAATTTGGCATAATCAGGATCGCCTTGTGCGCGAATTTGATTAGCGGTCGTATTGATCTTGTTTTCTTCATCTTGCAAATCAGTCAAGATTTTGCGTAATTCAATATCGTTACGTCTTGCTTCGGTATCTATCTTGATCTGCGAAGCTGACTTACCAATGTCCTCAACTTCCTGATTGAACTTGTCTACGTTATCCTGAATCTTCTCAGACCATTCATCAAATTTCTTTATCGATTGATCTACAACGTTGTTGACACTATCAATTGCTTTTTGTTCTTCGTCATCAGAAGCGATTTGCGCGTTCTGGATAGCAAGCCATTTGATACGTTCATCAGTAAGATCGGATGCCACTGCTGCGGCATGAAGCATATTATCAATTTGTTTTTGTTGCAGCGGAACACCAGCAACAAGAGCGGCATTGATCTTGTTTTCAGTCTCTTCGAACAGCGACATACTTCCGCCACCAGCCGCTTGATTGATAACCTGATTCAACTTAATCATTTCACCAGTATATAAAGCCGTTGCTTGTTGTGCCTTCATCATCGCTTGTTCTTCAGCGCGAATGTCTTCAGCTACTTCTTTCGAAAGCTCATCGAGAATCCTGTCTGCCTCTGCCGCATCCCTTCTGCTCTTAGCATAATTCTCGGCATAGTCAGCGGAATCACCCTGAGAACCTTGCACTGTATGAGGATTCAACGACCCGATGCCGCCCCAATCGGGTTGCCCTGCTTGACTTTGATCTGTCGGTTTTTGCCCATACTTTGCAACAGCATTCAATACAAATCCAAGCACACCAGTATTTGCAACAGTCAAGATTTTATCAAGACCTTTCAAAACATCAGGATTGAATGCAGATTGAATCCATGTTGCAAAATCCTTTGCAGCTAATGCCGCGCCACCCATCGCCTTAACCATATCTGTCAACTGATCAATCACAGGCGGGAAGATCGTGTTCTTCAATCCTTCCCAAGTAAGTCCAGTATCAGTCGTTGCCTTCTGATAATTCAATGCAGCTTGATTAAGCCTCTCACTAGGACCAGCACCAGTGTCATTAATGATTTGACTTATACGAGTCCAATTCCCTTCGATGTCAACAAGCAGCGGGCGCAGCAAAAGAGCCTGACGCAAACCGAATGCATCAGACAAAGCAGATTGTTGTTGCGATACACTCCCGATCTTCGAAATCGACGTGAGCAAATCCAACATGACGGCACTAGTATCTCTGAAAGAGCCATCAAGATTTTTGGTTTCGACATTCAACTTATTGAAGACGTATGCAGCTTTCGTGCTTTCGTCTTCAGCTTCAGCCATGTTGTTACTCAAGCGAGCAAGCGTGCGGGCCATCAATTCCCCGCTCACTCCTGCTTCATCAGCGATTGCTTTCCAAGCAACCATCGCTGTCATGTTGGTTCCAGACTCAGCCGCCAAGTTACGCAACTGATTCACAGAATCAGCAGTGCCTTTCGCAAGATCAAGTATCGCACCAACAACAGCAATGATCGCTGTTACTGCTATTCCTGCTCCACCACCAACACCCTCAAACAATCCTTTAAGCATTCCAATAGGATCGCCAGCACCGCGCGCTGCATTGGCAAGACCATCCAACGATTGCTTCGAACTGTCGAATGCGGCAATCTGATTGATGGCAGATTGAGCTACAGATTTTTGTGTATCGTCTAATTTCTGAAGCGATGCATCATATTCAAGCAAAGCAGAACGTGACATGCCAAGTGTTGCGGCAGTCCGTTCCAACGAATCAAGAAATGATTTAGCACTTCGCGCCGCTTGCTCTGCTGCGTCCGAACCTTTCTTTGTTCCACTGGCGAACGACTCCTGCGCTGTACCAGCGGCAGATGAAGCCTTTGCCATACTGTCAAGTGCAGTCGCAGCAGATACAACTTGCGTTGAATCGACTGCGAGCGCGAGCGAGCTTACATCAACTGTCATTTCAATCCTTAGCTTTAGCCATTGCAGTTAGATAAGCAATATCGATTGCTCTGATACAGGATAATTCCCAACGTTCCATCTTGATCCCGTTGATCCTGCACCATGCCTCGATTTCGGAATATTGAAGTGGATTGTTACCGAAACCATTGTTCGTTCTGCTAAGACTCAAGCTTTGCCACCAATCCATCAGGTATTGAAGAACTTCGGGGATGTCAGGAGTATCTAGTTCCTTTGGCATCACCCGAGTTCTATTCCATACTGCAACAAGATGGTCCCTTAGTGTGCCACCTACTTTTGTTGGGACATCTAAATTGAAACGTGCACCGGCAACTTCAATTAGGAGTTCGCCGATGCTGGCGTAAAATTTGCACGATCAGTCATTCCAACACGAACCTGTTCCGCAACAAGCGGATACTTCGCGTAGAATTCTTTCGTTTCAGCCGGTGAAGAAGGCCCAATATCGAACGGCATTTTATCGCCCGACGCATGACGCCAAGACAATGTGCAAGCGACAAGCAATTCAAGATCGTTGCCTTTCGCATCATCATACAATTCTTCCACTGCCCCACGACCTTTCTTCGCCATCTTCTTAATACGATTGCGGTCGTGCTTTTCTTTCAGGTTTACATATGCATCACTGTCAACACCAAGCACAGTGATGAACAAACCTGAAGGCTCACCAAATGCATTGTTGATTGTGACTTCATATCCAGCGTTTGACTTATCCTTCGTTTCGAATTCATCAAACGAAAACTTCGCAACTTGATTCTCACTCATGGTCAATCTCCTATTGTTTCCCCGTTGGTAAAACTGCGAAGGATCACAGAATTGTAACCCCTCGCATTTGCTACGATTAGAACGTTGAATCTTGGAAGCTGATCGTTGTTGTATCAAGACCAGTTGTTGCGGCAGGAAGCAACGCTGTAAACGGTGCCGTAGCAATAATACCTTGCTCACCATCAGCGCGCGTGAAGCCACCCAATTTGATCTTAGGCATCGTAATAACAAAAATCGAAGCCGGAAGAATACCACCATCAGAAGCCATTGCAATCGAAAGTGATGGTGTTGCTTCATTCCAGAAGTCGTCACGACCAGTAGCAGCATCTTGGAAGTAAATACCAAGTTGCCCGGAAACACGGACACGACCCGGAAACACACTTGGTGTTTGATTGCTTCCAACAACTGCTCCAACAGACATTCCACCTTCAATCTTAATACTTGCCGAAGTAACAAGTGCATTCACGACACCGTTATAGATAAGCTGTCCATTAACAGCCGCCATAACACCTGTGGTTGTTGGCGCTGTCGGTGTAGTAAAATATCCAGTCGATGCAACAGACTGTGCATTTTGCCCCATGACATTCCAATCCATTGTTGCAATTCCAGTTGCCGGAAGTTGGATGTCAAGAGAATTCATTTTACAACCATTGAACCGCTCCGATTGAACGATGTCAGTATATTGATGTTCAATCGTAAACGAGTCGTCGGTATGTCCTGACAACGGAACCATAACCTTCGATGTAGAACGAAGAACCGTAACAGAGTCACCAGCGGCTTTAGTTACGAGAGCAAATGCTGCTGGTGTCAAACCATCAAGCGTCATTACGGTTGCTGTAACTGCCATAATCTGATAGGCAGTTGCATTTGCTCCTGTCATCGTTGTAGCCCAACCTGACATCGTAATGATGTCGCCAACTCTGAATCCATCAGTGATAAATGATCCAGCAGAACGAGTAATTGTTCCGGGCGGTCCAACCTGTGACGAAATGGTTGTAAGCGCACCAGTTGTAATTGCTGTACCAGCAACCCAAGCTGCGCGAGCAATAGCAGCAAGCCAATCCTTAAATGTTCCACACGACAATTCATCCTTCAAGTTGCCACCAACCTTGCGCATCCCATGTCGCATATCTGCGACTTGGTAATCCGTTCGGAGTTCAGCAGATTGATAAGTGTCTTTCGCCAAATCAATCGTTGATGTCACCCTACGAAGGTATTGCGCGCCACCGGCAGCGGGGTCAACACCAAATGTTACTTCCTTTTTGTAGGCAACTTTCTTACCTACGCCTGTTGCAATAGTCATCGCAATTCCTCTTTAGGGAAAAATATTTGCAAAATAGGGTATGCTCACTGGCACAACCCACCGTTGTTCAATCACCCGCCCCGGAGCAATCTCAGGAGTCCCACTGATCAAAACAGTTATTCCGCCATTTGAATACGAAGAGCCTCGCGGAAATCCGGCCCTAATAACATCAGCGCGAGCGAGCGCTGCCCCAACACCGCCGCCAAGTGGAAAGAAAAGAGTCACTTGGAAAATTCCCTGATCCCTATAGAACGCGCTTCCGAATGTAGGGTTCACTGGTTTTGCAGGGAGTAAATCAACACTTTGATATGCTGTTGCTGGCGGTGACAAAAGAACATTCGACCATGCAGTCGGTAATGCCCCTGACAACGCGGCGAGTCGTGCTTCGAGTGCCTTCTGGATTTCAATCATTGGGAATATTTTGCTTTCACTTCGAGCATGGTAAGACGCGCCATTCCCGCTGGTGCTTGCGTTGAGAAACCGTTCACAGTCTTGCCAGCACCGGGAATCGGGTATCCACCATATTCGAGCTTTCCTATGTACGGAACATTGTTCACAAGATAATGAATGTGTCCTGCCTTCGCCGATTGAATATCTGCCGCAAGGTCAGGCGGATTTACACCGGGGATTTCATCGGTAGGCATCGAGTCTGTACCGAATTGCCAGTTAGCTTGTGCGTGTCCAGTATCAACTGGTGTGCGCGGCACAACAGCAGATAGATCAATTAATACATCACGAACTACTTGGTCGCAATCGCCTTTGGCTTTTTCAACCCAATTCGTAATGTTGGAGAAAAATTGTTGACCCATCAAAAATCAATCTTCATTTCATACGCAGCGATTTTTTCACCGCTGTAAATCGGCGACCAAGTCAGGATCGTGTAATCGACTCCACCGATGGTAAGAATGTCTCCATTGGTAGGAGCAACAGGAGCATCGAGTGCTGCCATCAAAACACGACGATGCGATGATGCAGCAAGTGATCCATTTTCAAATCGATCCACAATGTAGACACCCCGAGGGTCAGGCGGGAATGCAACCTTCACGTTATAGCTTTCGCTAACACTTGGTTGCGACAGTGTGGATGTATCGTAAGTTTGGACTTCAGTGTGTGTGAATATTGCTGACGTACCAAACTGCGCCAGCATTTTCAATGCAAGGGCAGGAAATATCCTATCGAACTGCGTAAGATTTGGCATCAGCTACGAACTGCTTCGCCAGAAAGTGCACCATACTTCGCACCTTGAACATAATCGGCGACGATCAAATCAATAAACGGATATGAAATGCCACCGGGAGCCGATGACGAATATTGAATCGCCATGCCGCTCAAAGATTCAGATGAAATCATTCCGCCACGTTCGAGCGAAGCTTTTGGAGCGCCAGTAATCAAACGACCACCAACAGCTTCGATGGCGAGTTCCATCTGCGCAACTTTGATTGCATCAGGAATGGTGTTGACGTTCAGAACCTTGTTGTCTTTTGTCCACCAAAGCACGCGCGGCCAGCGAAGAGACTGACTATAATTCCGACGACCACCGAGCCAATCGTATGCATTGTCCAAAAACTGTGTTGCCTCACGCAATGCCTGATCCTTCTGTCCAACAGATGCAGCAAGCCAAATCGCATTGTTGTTGCGATTGGTAAGCCAATAAGTATCAGCTTCCGCAGCAGTAACATACGAATCTGCGTTTGCAACAATGCTGCCATCTTCGACAATCAGATTCGACGCCATCGGCTTACTCCATTACTTGTTGAATTTAGGCTTGCTCAATGTGTTGATTGTTTCCCTTTTCTCCGTAGCAACAGGAGTGAATTGTGGGAAAGTTTCTTTCGGTGCTTCTGCCGCAATCTTCGCTTCAATAGCTTTGTAGATTGCGATGCTCTCTTGTTCAGGATCAGCAACCCATCCAAGACGCTTATGCTGTCTCAAAATTTCTGGATCACTAGAAACATAAATAGCAGGCGGCGCACCATTAGGCGGATTAGGATGAATCATTTTCACCAGAGGCGCACCATTAACATCCTTTGTATCTTCAGTCATTTTCAATATCTCCTGATAAGTGAAACCCCGACTCGCCTTTTGAGCAAGCCGGGATTGGCTCACAACTTCTATTACGCTCCGATCAGAGTTGCGATGTGTTCCGACTTGGGAGTAGCAACACCCCAAGCAAGACCAACTTCGTAACGAATCTGGCGGTACTGACGGTACACAGCAACTTGGAAAGACAGACCCGAAACCGGATCGGTAATTTCCATAACGTCATCCGCTCCATCCCCACCTTCCGGCATTGCCGGTGCGCGAGTAACAAGGTGGATAGCATTACGCGAGAACGCTGCATTGGCAGTATTTGCTGCCGCAATCGTCATCGCATTTGATGTTGCAATAGTGACCAACGCACCCGGCTTGTTCAACTGAATCGTACCCGGTGCAGCAACACCAGTACCAATAACATACTTATTGGTTGCGTCAGCCGCGAAGGTAACAACGTCACCAGCAAGCACAGTACCAGAACCAGTAATAAGTGCGATGCCAGTAACACCCGGAGCGGTGGAACCGTTAGTAACGTATGCTGTACCACCACCAGACGCAGCTTGCTTGATACCAGCGCTGTTGTGGATGTCGAACCCTTCAACGCGACCCATGATACCAGCGCGCAAAAGGTCTTGCGTACCAGCTTCATTCACCTTGAACAGAACCGATTGCTTGCCGCGAAGATTGGCAATAGCTGCCGATCCAAGCACAAGGTGACGGTCTGATGTCGGTGCACCGTTGTCATCCAGAACTTTCAGCGCAGCAGCAAAATCACTGAAGTCGCCAGCAGTTCCAAACGGGTTTTGACCAATAGTACCGACAGCACGCGAAGCACCAGCGCGGGCAGCAACAGCCAAATCAGTTTCAACCTGATTCACAAGCGCACGCATCGCGTTCGAAAATTGGTCTTGCATGATTTGTTGAAGCTGTCCAGAGTTACCAACACCCTTCATTTCCTCGCCGTTCCAACGAACCGGAGCGTACATCGACTTGGAAATGGTGATCGAACCAGTACCGATAGTCTGATCGCCATCATTCGGGGCAGTAACGCCCGGTGTGATGTTCGACAGCGTACCGATAGGTGCAACCGGGTATGTAATTGTTTCGTTCAATGCGGCCCGCTCTGCGCTCGAATTGCGCGTAACAGCGGGAATGAACCCAACCAATTCACGCGACACAACATCAAGTGCCGCGAATAGTGTGGGGATTAGACCCGTAAGGGTATTTGCCATAGTTCAAAAATTCCTTCTTGGAGTGTTGACAGATTAGTCAACTATTGTCATGCCGTCTTCAACTACTGCTTTCCGCTTTTGCTGCGGATCGAGTGCGTCAAATGCGGCCCTCTTGATTGTCTTCGCGCCTTGCGCGTTCGATGATTGTTGCGCTCCTGAACCCGAACCGGCAGCAGGGAACCAATGTGGTGCAACTTCTTTCATTGAGTCCAGCCATTCCGAAGGAGTCAATGGCGTCTTGCCATCTTTCCCGAGTACAGGGCTACCATCGCGCATCGCAACCGCGTTTCCATCTTCATTCAGTTGAAAAATCCCTCTCGCACGAAGCAGTGCATCTTGAACGGCATTCTTGTGAACGCCAACAACTATTGCAGCTTCGCGGATATGATTTTCCAGAACCTTCCCGGTCCATTTTGATGCTGTCTCAAGAGCTTTCTTGACGGTCGCATCAGCCGCTTCGAGTTTCTTTGTAAAGTCTCCGCGCATCTTCTCAGTCCGAAGTCCAAGCAGTTCGTTGATCTTGCCTTGCGCAAGCAATTGCGCTTCAGCATCACCTTCCATTTTGGACTTCAGTTCCTTGATCGTTTCAGGTGCCATTCCAAGTTCGGAGAACGCCTTAGACAATGCTTCTGCCTTTTCCGCGCGCACTCGTTCCTTCTTCGCAGCTTCCCGTTCCGATCCAAGCGCACTGCGCAAACCATCAATCCCCTCAACAATCAGATCAAACTTTCCTTCTGCATTGGGTTTCGGTTCGTACAGCGCCTTTGTTGCGTCATCCAGACCATCCAAAGTATCGACTACGATTTTTAGTGCCATGATGGAATCACTCCATTCTTTTCAAACTATGTTTGGCGAGTCCCTCGCCTAACTTCGGGTTGATGGCGTCACACCATCGTTTGTATCTACTCCATGCATTCGTCTTAACTCTTCCAGAGATAAGGGTCGTGCTTTTTGATTCAACAAATTTCGTACATTCAACTTTCCATTGCGAAAAAGTTCTGCCTTATCTGCTCCTAGTAATTCGTCTTGTCTGACGGTTCCTAATTCATCAAACCAGTTCTGAAAATCTTTGCTTGCCTTTTTCATTCGATCTGCGCCTCTGCCGCTACCTGTGGAACAAGGTCACATCTACAATTCGGGTGTAATGGTGGTTCATCATCAGGATCGACTTCACCATTTAGGTCCGCGCACTCAGGGCATTCATCACCATCCATGATGGTGTACCAGACCATGTGTGCAACATCATTTTGATCATATACTGCCGAGCGAGTATCATTCACAACTGTTGCGAGCGCTGTACCTACCAACAAATCCATCATAGAATTCGTTTTCCCAAACACTCCGGGATCGCCACCAGCACCAATTATTCTGTCTTCCAATTCAGACATTGAATCGTCAGCAGCTACACCCATGCGCAATTGTTGAGCTATTCTGAATTGAAGATCACTTCCCTGTTGGTTTAGATAATCACCAATTGGTGCACCTTGAACCATCAGATCATCAACGATTTGTTGAGTCGTTTCGTTTGGCAAATCACCATTCATAACATCCATACCAAGAACGCTATTGATGATCTGCGCTACAACCAAAGCTTCTGTTCCAGAAACATCAGTCATGTTTTCATCGATCAATGTGCTTGCTTCGTTCATGCTATAAGCAATTTCATTTCCGATGTCTGTCAAAAGCGATGCCAGCTTGAACTGTTGGAATGAAGTCAGATCGGTGGAACGCAACCGATAAATTATTTCGTTTTGTAGATCAGTAAGAATTGCATTTACCAACGTCGAAATATGTGCAGCTACCCGCATCAAATTGACGCGGTGTTCAGCAAGCTTTCCTGCTATTACATCTGTGGTTGTATCAACGTTGCTTGACATCAAGAACGATTGTCCTCTCATCCTTAAAACCATTCGGTGACGAAACCCATGCGAATTTCAACTTGTATGCAGTGTTGATGGAGCATGTAGACAAGTCACATTGTTGTGCAATCTTGCTACCAACAATCACAACCGATCCAACCTTGGTCACTCCTGCATCTGCTGTACAAGTTGCCGAAGCAATACCAGATTCACCTTTGGACAAAACCCATTGAGTCAGATCGAAACCGTATGGCAAATTAGCGGCAATGTCTGCATCAGTGTGTGGGTATCCATCATCGCCAATTATGTAATCCATTACGATCCCTTTGGAATGTTTTCGGGCATTACAGGTTTGTATACACGTTCAGCAGCGGTAACAAAATAAGGTGTTTCAGGTGTTGCTGAACAAAGCGATTCATGGATCGTAGTAACTGGAAGATGGACATCATCTTGTGCAGCACCAATTTCGGCAATGCTTGCAACGAATTGTGCAGTGACAGATTCAACATCTATTGCATTACCATTTTCAGCAATAGCTGCTGCCCACAATGCTCGAACAGCAACAACGTCGGCGGCACTAGCGCTTCCTTCAGCAATCGAACCGGCATATACAACATGAGCATCGCAAGAATCAATCGCACTTCCTGCTTCAGAAACAGCACTAGCGGTTCCGCTAGTTATCGAACCATTTACGGTATCCGCTGCTGATCCAGATTCGACAATCGCTGCCGATGTGATCCAAGCACTGATAACCGTATCTGCTGCTGAACCAGATTCAGAAATCGCAGCATTGAAAATAGCTGTTACAGCAGTGATGTCCGCTGCCGATCCAGCTTCGGCAATTGCAGCAAAAGTTATCCAAGCACTTCCGACTGTATCTGCTGCCGAACCAGACTCAGATATTGCAGCAGAATCAACAACACTTGCTGAAACCGTGTCTGCTGCCGATCCAGCTTCGGCAATTGCATTTACACCGCCAGATGAAATTGAGGCATCCGTAGTGTCTGCTGCCGAACCTGATTCAACAATCGCCGCTGTAGTAACCCACGCACTACCAACGGTATCTGTTGCTGTACCTGTTTCAACAATCGCGGCAGACGTTACCCACGCGCTTCCTACCGTGTCTGTTGCTGTACCAGATTCCGCGATTGCTGCTGAAGTTGTCCAAGCACTGCCAACTGTATCCGCTGCTGAACCAGCCTCGGCGATAGTCGCTTTAGTAACCCATGCGCTACCGACTGTATCTGTTGCTGTGCCTGATTCAACAACCGCTGCTGTCGTAACCCACGCGCTACCAACGGTATCTGTTGCTGTACCTGATTCCGCAATTACTGAAGCAGTAGTACCCTTCGGGATTTCAAGATTCGCCCAAAACAAAAACGCTTGTGTTGGTTGTGTTGCATCAACACCGTCTGTTGCTTTGAGTGATTCAAAGATTATACCGTCACGCCCACCAACAGGTAAAACATCTGAATCAGCATCACCTTCTACATTTGCCCATTGATTTTCACTGGCACTTACAATTGAAGATGGTGCCCATCGAAAGATGTTCGCCATGTATTACTCAGCAACTATGGTTACTTGTCCACCATAAGTCGTAGCTGTCGTTGCCGGTTTTGGCATTTCGAGAAATGCTAGGCAGGCATTATCATATATATTCGTCAAATTAAATGCTGTGTTGATACCATCAATCACACAAATCATATTTGCAATTGGTGCCGGGAAGAATGCAATTGGATGTCCGACATTGAAGTCGATTGTTCCGGTTGCAACCGAAGCATCGCATTGCATTTGCGTCAACGCTTTGACTCCAACATCGCCAGAGGCGAGAGGCATAAACCAATTGCCAACAGCCAGATCGATTGCATGAACAGCGCAAGCTGAAAGACCAGCAATTGTAGGGAAACTATTTGCAGTATTACCTGCTTGATCGGTGTATTGGCACACAGTCCAGTTGTGTGCTGTTGCTGCCAAAATCGTTGTTGGATTACTTGGGAAACAGAAATTCCCGCCAATGTAATCTGCATTAGTAGTCGTTGCACTTTGATAACGCGAAAATGTTCCTGTCACTGCTTCAGTTGTTGTCGATGCCATCGTCTTTACAACTGAAAGCAATCTGTCGTAAAGCAATAGTGTGTTCGAAACAACACTAGCTGAAACATATCCGGTAGCAAAGTGTCCGGTGTTTGCGTTTACAGGATTAGCATACTTCAAACTTCCTGCATCAGCATTTGTCCATGCTTTGCCCCCCGGCGCTGCACTACCAGCAGCACCAGCACCCGGTTGACCAGCAGAAGTCCAAAGGTCAGCAGCATTACCAATCGCAGCAACCGCCGAACCTGTTTTGGTGTATGTGAAATTTTGCGCCTTGCCACCTGTAGCTGCCGCAATCAAGGCTGAAAGATTAGAGAATGCACCAAGTTGTCGTTGCGACATTGCCATGCGAGCGCGTTGAGCATTACGCATTCTGCGAAGCGTATCTGATGCACGTTCTACTGCGCTCACTTCTTTTCCAGCGCGAATCTCACCAGTAAAATCTCCACCCGGCATTGCAAAAACAGAACCGGGTACACCATGCACGGCGATAGGCCAATAAAAATCCTTCATCGCTCTAGACAAATTCGCAACTTCTTCTGCGCCCAACCAGCGCTCCAATCTATCTGAATGCGTATGCAGTGTCATTGAAGTTTACCCTTACGAAGTTTTTGCAAAATAGATTGGATTCGAACCAAGAAGATAAATGGCAACACCTTTGAGATTTGGAACGTACTGCATACGACTCCAAATGCCAGTCAGTCCACCATATTGATTTGCTGTTGGCGGTGTACCTGTCATCGTCAATCGATCAACAGTGTATGCTGCTGTACCAGTGCGAGTAATCGTGTATAGAAAACCATCATCCTGATACATCAAGAAACAACCTAATCCTTCATCGTATACAAAACCATTTGCCCAATAACCGTGATACTGCGCTAGAGTTCCAGCATACGGACCAGACATGGTGCAAGCAGTTTTTGTCCACGATGTACCAATTGCAAACTCATGCCATAGGTTTTGTGTTCCACCATCATCACCAAATCTCAAAACAACACCATTTACAGGATCGACACATCCACCAGCGCTGTCATTATCTGTTCCAGCTTGCGAATATCTTGAAGTCCAAGTATCAGTCGAAGGATCATATTCAGCGATGGTCGTAGAGCCATACCAATAAATATGTTCATTAGATGGATTCTTGAGAATCAAGTTTCCATCTTGCGCTCGCGGATAAGATGTTGGGCGCGAAAGAGTATCAGGTGCTAACCATGTCTTAGTAGCAAGAAGAATTGCATCGACATGATATTTTTCATTTCCGGGCGGTGATCCATCAGTTGACCAAGTATTCGCAATACCGAATGTATAGCAACGTTTTGTTGCATCGATGTAATGCCCTGCCCAATATGAGTGGCGTGCTTGCGGTGTGATACCATCTTTGTTGTATGCAGCAGCAGGATCAGCGTGCAACCAACAATCATAAGCTGGATCAGGATTCGTCAAACAAACCCAAGATGGAGCATTGTCTTCTAATCCAATTCCACGCCATTCATTTCCAGCCCAAGCATTCGAACCGCCACCACCGAAAATCATGAATGTACTATCTGATCTTCGTATCGTTCCGCCACTATAAGCAAGAATTCCAGTTTTAGGGTTGCCCCATTCATTCGCTCCCGGATTCAAACCAGCAGCAGTCAGAACAGAGACATCCATAGAATTCAAATCTGTACCGGGCAAAGGAACCCACGAATTTACTGCTGCGCCACTAAGCCATGATGGTGTTACAAGCACCTTCGATGCAACAGCACGCAACCGAAGATCAGTATAATCTGAAATCGTGTTTGCTTCAGACGGTGTTAGCGCTTGAAAATATGTTGTTGGTGTTGACGGAACTGGATTATGCGTCCAAGTTTTGATAAGCGTAGCTCCGCAATACAAACTCATCACCAATTGCGCTGCTCGATTAGCTCCCGATCTTGCGGAAATTCTATACTTGATTGTGTGATTGGTGTTTACGCTTGGTGCTATCACACTACCAAATTTTACTTCCATCGTATCTGAAGAAGGATCGAAACTACTTTTGTCGTAGTCACTATCGTCTGCAATAAATTCGTCAACAGTACCAAACAAACTTCCGCCAGTACTAGGAACCCAACTTCCAGACGATATATCAGATGCAGGGAAAAATTCAGAACAGATTATTCCGTCTACTGAGTCGGCAGCGCTTCCACTTTCCGTAACACCATCGTTATAGGTATTTCCGGTTGCACCAACTTGCCACCACCATTCAGGACTTGGAGCAGGAGCAAGTATCGACAACGGATCAGCGGAGAGAGTTGCGATTGCAGCGGTACTCAACACAGAGTTACACAACCCCATGTAACATACGCCACCATTCAATGCAAAACCGTCAGGTTGCTTTCCAGCAAACAATCGAGCAAATGCACCGTATGTTATTGCAGCACCACCAGTTGCAGTTCCATCTGCAACACCGTTCAAATATGCAGCGAGATTACCGCCGCTATACGTCATCACAGTTAAGATTGGTGTATTGATCGGCCACACAGCACCCGGAAGAATTGATATTCCCATTGCTGCATAAACACGATTGCCAATACCAAACTGTTCACCTATGCGAAAACCATCAGACCCGCCAGTAAAACCCATTCCAGTGCTGGTTGATCCTTGATACGATGATATATACCACAACGCAAAAAATGTTAGTGGTTGCGAAATCTGCCATGTCGGAAAATCAAGACGGTTAGCAGTGTAAACACCATTCGCCGCACTAATCGGACGTATCTGTGCACCGCGAGGCATTATTGAATCTGGTGCCGTTCCTGCTTTTACCGTCGATGTAAGCTTCAAACCAGTTACAAGATCGAGCGCTACATTATCACCGCAGTAAACAAGTCCAACGAGAGATTTTCCGATTTCAGTCGAGCGATCAATCTTCAGCGGGTAACGCGGAATCTGAGCCGACCGAACTCGATTGAAAACAGTCATAGCTTAAATCGTAGTCAGTTCTTGCAAGAATGCCTCACAAGTCACCGCTTGTGCAGTATTGTCCTTAAATGTGATGTTCAAAAACATTGTGCCAGCAGGAATATCAACTGCATATTCATTAACGCTACTGTTTACTGAATCACCAAGAAGCTTGGCGAACAATTTCTTTTCAGTTGTAGCGCCACCAATGTATACATAAGCGTTGATCGGAACCGTAGGACCAGTTCCACCATTCGTCAATTTTACAGTAAGAACGCCACCATACTTCGTTGAAAGATCAATTTCAGTACCATCAGTCGGTGTTGCTGCGGCAATACTCGTTGAAGCAAGAAGAGTCCGCTTGTTTTTAGTAGCTGCCATTTTATGTATTCACTTTCAATGAACCATAGGTCCAATGTATTTATCGGCGATCACAATGCCACTGGCAAACATCCAGTAGTCTTCTGTCGGATTGTTTGGGCCACCTTGGAAGAATGCAAACCAGAAATTGTCAATTCCATATTTCGATTTGCCATCAGGAAGCCATGCTGAACCACGAAAACGCATACCGGAATAACGCATTGCCAAACGACCATTGATGAACCATTCCAAAATACCGTCGAAGTTTCCAGTACTCAAACAGCAAGTGAATCGCAACGGATAGCTTGGACTAGAACCTAGTGCAGCAACAGGAGCAACAGTTGTTGGAACTGGATATGTAAATTGAGTCGGACTGATAACAGTGATTTTGAATTCACCATTGTATGCAAGTGAAGAATATCCACCAGCACCACCAACAGCCATAGTTGCTCCGGTAACGTACAATGGCGACGTACATGGTTGTGCAAGAGTAGCTGTAGCAACACCATTTACAGCAGTAATAGAAGTAATGAGTTGCTGTTTTTCTTCAGGATGTGTCACTGTATTCAACTTCAAATGCATTTCAATACAGTGCGGCACATCCTTTTTCAATTGACCAAGATAATTTAGATCAACTGTTAATGCCGGTCCATATGGTCCTGTTTGGTCCGGTATGTAACAATCGCTCATACCAACACCAATACGACCCTTACAAGGCGATCCAGCTACAGGTTCAGCATTGTGATTTCCACGCGCAGAATATCCAGTAAGCAAATCACAAAATGAAGCTGAATTTCCACGACCAGCACCAACAAGACTTTCAGGTGTAGGCGGTGTTCCCCAATCGCGGTATCGACCATCGAATCCAAACAACTTACCACCATCAGGTTCCGGGTTGCCGTGGATCATAAGGTAATATCGGAAATATGCCTCTTCCATCGGTGCAGGCGGTCGTAGCTGCTGCCCGGTTTCCCAAGGTCCGGTTGTACCCTGACCCCTACGCCACGGCGACCAGTGAGCTTCTAAGGTACTTTGCGGGCCACCTTTTTTGAAGACACCAGCAATAGCGTTTCCAGTAGCCCCCGGCATAGGCGGTAAACCAAGCGCTGCCAAGTCTGCCGGTGTAAAGAATGTTGAATTGTCGCCAGTGGAGCTAGAACCCCAAAGGGAAGAATAATTTTTATCCTTGACGGCTTGAACAAACGCAACAGCAGAATTAGTTTCAATTCCGACATCAAGCGGATATTGTGCAGCAATGCCAAGTTGCACAGGTGCAACGCTCGCAGGATCAGCCGGATTCCACAAACGATATAATCCGATTGTCACGTTACCATATTGATCAAACGTCCACATACGAAGTGTTGCTTTTTGGACTTTCGATACGTCGATAGTTCTAAGATCGAATCGCAGCAAAGCAAAATCGGTATTATGTGCCGTTCTCATTTCAGGATTGCCAGCAAACGATGTCTCACTGCTAGTCGAAAACCATGTAGAACGTTCACATTGAATCGTCACACCATCAACAATAAGCACCGGCAAATTTACTGATGCATGTGAAGAACGCCATTTGATTGTGTTAGAGTTTGCACTGTCAGCAGCAACTACAAATCCATAATTCGGTTTGCTTGCAAATTCCTTAACTAATGAAGTTGCATCAAGATCAACCGAAAATTCAGTTAAATGAACTGGCGCAGCAGTAACCGTAGTCTTAGCGTATGGAACAGAACCATACAATGTTCCAGCGGTATCATACCAATCAGGTTTATTGATTGTCGTCCAACGCACCGGAGCATCACCATCACCTAAATAAAATCCCGGAAGAAATGCCGGATAAGGCGGTTTCAACTGTTGACCAATTCTAGCTGTTACACCGCATGATGGCGGTCCAGCAGCATCACCAAAACCAGACTCAGTAAAGTTTGGCGGATAGTACGTCCCAATCGGGGTTCCATTAACAGGCGGCGGGGGCGGCGGGGGAGTAATTACTTGTCCAGCCAAAGTTTGCGCGTCTACTATAGCGCGTTGAAGACCAGTTACGATTGTGTCGTATGTAACAGTTGGCATGAACAAATCCTTTCAACTAAGTGAAGCAACCAAATCCTGTGCCTTCTGTTTCGCTGTCGCTAACTGCGCTGCTTTTGCAACATCATCTGCTGTCTCAGCATCAAGAGCAGTCTGTAATTGTGTAGCATGAGTTAATGCAGTTTGCAGTGAAGCGTTTGCTGTCACAAGTTGCTGCATCGGCGATTGAACGTTTGCTAAAGTGCAAGCATCTTGCAAAGACGTAGTAATGTCGGCAATCAACGTGGCGTTATCCATTTGCAACTTCCTCAACTTCTTTTTCAGAGAAATATTTGGAATGAGTCACACCATCAGCTTCCCATTCAACAAGATAATTCCCTGTTGGTTCGCCATCGCCATCACGTTCGACGCGCACAACTTCACCTTCAATCGCAGCTTGGACAATCTGTTTTACCTTCGATCCCTTTTTCAACATAACCAAATCTCCTATTAGATTGCCAGCGAATAGCTGACGTTAAGCGTGTCAAGGTTGGCAACAACTTTATCGCCACCAGTGAACAGACCAGCAGACAGAAGCGTTCCGGCAGTGTTGTCAATGGTAGTCAATGCACCTGAACCATAAATCATAAACGCACCTTTGACGGTTCCCGATCCAGTAATAGCGAACGAGGCATTCGAAGACAACGCTTTCGAACCAGCAGAAGCAGCACTCCATGCGGCAGTCTTACGAGGCGATGTATATGTCGGAGCGTTTGCATTTCCAGCTTCAAGCCAACCAGAGTGCGATGCTTGCGTATCGCCAGCGGCAATTGCCGAATACGAAGTTGAACTGATCAAACCAATATACGGACCAACAACTGTGTACGAAGAGCCAGCAAGAAAAGTATCGAGAGCAAGATTCTTCCCGGCAGTACAGACCGTGTTGTGAATTGTATCTTCCCACACAATCTGATGCGGCAATTCTCTAGCTTGTTCAAGGAAGCGTTCAACAAGTCGTTCCTTACCGATCTTGTCCCATGCCATCGCAATACCGAGCAAGCGAAGATATTCACCTTCATATTCTTTCAGCGGTCGAACACAAGTCACATCATAGCGACCAATTGCATTCATCGATTCAGACAATGCGGCCCCGCGATGTACTGCTGCACCAACACCGTCTGTTGCATTTAATTTGTCCATCATTTTTCAAGACTCCTTCAATTTTGTTTGATATTCAATTTCGACTTCTTAGGCGGTGTTGGTGCAACAGGTGTTGGCGCAGCGCCAGAAGTGGGTGATGGCGGCACTGCATTAGCAACCAATGCCGACTGTTGTGCTACTGATTTCATGTACGACTGCAATTCTGAATCAAGATTTGCTTGTTCTGTTTCGGGATCGAAATCCTCACTGAGCATATGGCGACGGCGCAATTCTTCCCACAACGTCTGCTTGCTGATATTTCCTGCGACCGCCATTGCATTGAATTCAGTTATTGTGCCCGGTGCGCCGCTATCAGCGAAATCATCAAACACATCGTATGAACCGCCATCCGGCAACCCAAGCAATTCAACAGTGAATTGTGCTGCTTGCGCAAGCACGTCTTCAAGTTCTTTGGCAATTGCTTTCAATACTGCATTCACATCATCGCTATCAACTGCACTCGCTGTAGCAGAAACTTGTCCTGCATTCTCAATTCTCAACTTCATTCCAGCGCTAGTCATGCGCTTCTCTATCGAATCCAAATCAGCTTGACCAGATTCAATTCCCTTACCACTATGTTCAACGTACTTTGCATCGCCACCGAGAGGAACGTACAACACTCGATCAGGGCCAACTTCAAGTGTCGATGTCTTACCATCAACACCAATTGCACAAAGCATTGCGAAACGCAAGAACGTCAACGCACGACGTTGTTCACTAGACGATACCCAATGTTCTTGATTCATTTCCGCCAGAACCTTCAGCGGCGGCATACCTTCCATGAATCCACAACGATTGGTGTAGAAAGGGATCAAAGGAATTTCATCGAACGATGTATCACCAGAATCAGATAATATCCAATCTGATTCTCCACGCGAGTTTACAATCTGTGTGTAAACTTGGAAGTGTCCGGGAAACAAAACACGAACGCGCTTCTCAATTTTCTCGCCAAACAATCCATCAGGGACAACAACAGTTTCCTTGATGCGGACTTGCGTAAGAAGTTGCGCACCAGAGTCAGCAGTTGTCTGCCAACCAATGACATCATCTGCTTTAACAAGAATCCAATACGGACGCAATCCAGCTTTTATCACATCTGCTTGCGTAGAATCTGGTGCTACTTTAGGGTGATCAACAAGAATGAATGCTATCCCATCGACCATTGCTTCTTTCACCAAGTCCATTGTGAATGGAGTCAATGCACGACCCTGACCATCGATGTTCAATGCAAGTTGCTGCATCTTGATCGGTACATCATCTTTCATTGCAATCGGTTCTTCGAAGAACTTAGCTGCCATGCGGAAAACAGTTTCAGCATAACCGCCATACAAGAACGTTGCATTGATACGAGAGTCGTACGAAGCTTGTGTTTCGGCAGGATGTTTCGGTAGGAACAATGTTCCGGCAGCACGCATCGATTCGGTGCCGCCCATCAATGTACGGGGCAACAAACGCTCTGCGGCAAGTTCGGTGTAACGCGCAGTCGGAATCCCTACAGGATTTTTTCCGCCGCCACCAAGCAATGCTGCAACTGCCGCACGCGCAATAGCTGGCGCGGGAGAGGGATTCGTATCACCGTACATAGGCTATTACCTTGTCTTGTATTTGTCGAAATTCAAACCGGCAGAGAAACGCGCGCCTGTTGACGGAATACGCGAATAGAAATCTCCGGTTGCGGACTTTCCGACTGCCATTCTTCCTGTAGATGGTGTACGAACGCCAGCGCGAGCTTTCGCGCCTGTCGTATAAATCAGACCACGATTGGTCAAAATAGAATCTTGTTTGTATTTAGCACCAAGTGCGTATGCTGCTCTCGCAGAAATTCCAGTTACGGCATACGAAATTTCAGGCTTGCCACCATAATGTCCTTCTACCTTGATGAATGATGCCCCTTGTCTACGAAGATCGTTTGCAAGTTGTGTTTGATGCATCGTGTTCTTGGTCGATGATACTGCATCACCACGATTGGCAGAAAGAATCGACCAATTTGATTGGCGCATAAGCTTCGGTAAATTGTTGCGCGAAAATACTCGCGCCGCTGCTTGATGAGTTTCTTGCCCCCTCACAGCACCATTGGCATTATGATCCTTTGGATTGCCGCGCCGTGCATCGAGTGATGCTTGTCGTGCTTCGTCAGTCCAGCCGGTCATGTTATCGACTCCTAGAAGGGGTCAAATAGGGACTGCCGCTCGAATAATTTTTCATCACGTTAGCTGCAACACGCGAAGCTTTTGCGAATCCTTTGTTTGATTGCGAGCGAATATCAAGTCCCTTCGTCAGTCCCTTTGTAGCGGCAGCAACAAAACGACCACGATCAAAATTAGGATTCGTCATAGCGAATGCATTAGCAGCGCGCGAAACAGCTTCAGCGCTTGCACCAGATTCGCGCAACTGATTCGCGGCAGCAACGAAATGCTGACGAGTTAAATTACTCGCCGCCTTAATTGCTTGATGATGTGTTTCTTGTCCCGGTGCTTTGCCGTTTGCGTTGTGGTCTTTTGCTTCAGCCTCACGCACTGCGAGCGATGCGGCCCTCGCTTCGTCTGTCCATCCTGTCATTTTAATGTTTCCTTCGCTTCATTTTGTAGAAATCGCGCACTCGCGCAAATTCGTCGAAAACTTGTTCGACGGTGACGAAGCCTTCGCTATCCTGATCCATTTCATTATTCTTTGCCATCTTGGTATACAAATCTCTCAACATGCTAACTTCTTGTGCATCGTAATCGAGAGTTTTCGGTGGGCGAGTCGATGACATTTTGCTCACACTCCAAATTTATTTTCCATGAATAAGATACGACCATGCAACAGCAATAGAAGCAATCAGCGCGGCAAGCCAACCCATGAATTTGCCACCAATTTTTCCTGCACTAACTATTGCCAAAACCTTCTTCGTATCTTCATTTCCTTCATCAACCTTCTTTTCAACCTTATCAATTCTGTCCTGAACCTTCTTTTCTACTCCATCAATTCTATCTTCCAATGAATCGATTCGGTCTGAAGCCTTGTCAAAATGCGCTTCTGTTTTAAGAACAATTTCATCAGATCGTTGTCGCAATATTTCTTCATTTTTATGGTTAGCAGTTTCAATTGCTTTTGAAACAATATCTGCTGTATTTTTTGCCGTGTCTTCCAAAGCATCAGAAACAAGCTTGGCGTTACTCTTCAATACATTTGCTGTCGCCGAAGCAACTGCATCTGCATTGCTCTTCAACATCTTCGCTGTAGTCTGTGCAGTGGTGATTACTTTTCGTGCGTCTTTTTTACGTTGTCTCTGTTGTGTAGTAGTAGCTGTCATCATTTCGATTTTCCGGTGTTGTGGTCATCGAGCTTCTTAATGATGTTTTCTTGGTTTGAAAGAAGCATCTTGATTATCTGATCATACTGACCTTGGTGAGCAATTATATTTTCTTCATTGTTGATTATCGTTTGGAGTTCTTGATCGATCTTTGTTTGATCGAGAATTATTGTTTGTTGATGCAGCAATTCCAAAACCAAAGCTGCTATAATCACTAAGCAGAATACAAACCAACCTGACGAATAGATTTTGTGTGGTTCAGTTTTGAACCGATCTAAGGTCATAGACATTCATTTACACCTTAGAGCCTTGCGGCACATCAACAACATCATCAGCATCAGAATCATCCGGCGATTCGCTTGCTTCACCTATCACAACTGGCGGCGGTGATGTATCAGGATTCAGTTCATTCGGATTTACAACCGTCAAATTTGTCATTGGTTTTCCTTTCAGAACATCGCCTTCATTGTTGCGCTTCTCTCTTCGCGCAATACACCGTACCGTGCTGCATCAGCAGCGTGATCCGGTCCCTTTGAATCCAAATCTTCCATCTTACGAGGATCGCGCGCCAAGTATGGAACGGTAGCCCAAAAATACGAACACGAACGCGAGATATACAAACCGGGTACATCCATCTGTCCTGCATCGCCTAACAAACGCTTCAACGTTGTCAAGCCTGAAAGACGATCACCCTTCTTGGCAGGAACAAAGATCAATCCACATCGTGCAAACTCATCAGCAATCGAACCGCGAGAATGTCCACCTTTGGCAAAGCAAGCATCATCAGCGACACCAGTTGCGGCAACATTCCACGGCATACACAAATGCTTGATGATTTCTTCTGCGAGTCGCGGAACCATCCAACCAAGTCCCTTGTTCAGATGTCCAGCTTCGTTCGTTGCAAATTCATCGACCAGTACAAGTGAATCGCGCGGATACCATTTTCCATCCGGTCCTTCGCCACCCGGTGACTTCGCAACGATGTACGTTACTGACGGAGCGGTCGAACCATAATCGTGCGCAAGCCACCAATCCCAACCAGCAGGTATCTTGTAATTCCAGAAGTCTACCGCGTTACGCGATTCTTCAAGACATCCACCGAAGTACGCACCGCGAGCAATCGCCCAATCACCATCAAGCCACGCGCGCAACAGTTCAGGATCGCTTGGACAAGACGATACAAGTTGAGCCTTGTATTCAGCTTGGTTGATGAATGGATTGTCTAGGAACGTTGAAGGCGCATACAAAAAGAAACGTTGCGAGTTCGGTTCCTTGAAGATAGTCCACGGTGCCGCACGAAAAACGTACCGTGAAGCTAACCAATGGTGTCCTGCATCACCCGGATTTGCTGCGATCACAATGCGTGTAGGCATGTCTGCCGGTCCACGCAAGTTCGAACGAAGCTTGTCCAACATATCAGGCATCGCATAATGCCCTGCTTCGTCAATCATCAGCAGCGTAAATGAGCGCCCCTGAAATTTCGTATAGTCTGATACTGTTTCAAGCTGATTGATTTCGAGAGTCGCGCCGTTCGGGAACTTGAATAGTCCCTTCGTAGAATTGTATTTTACGGTGCGACCATACAACAACGAAAAAACTTCGAGACACAAAGATTCGAAGTCTGCGCACCCCGCATGTGTTTGCCGGATGTAAAGAATTCGTGCCTTTGGACCATACTGTTCGACGTGCCGAAGAGCGAGCAAGACCATCGTGTATGACTTCGCGCCACCACGACCACCACCAAGAAACAAATCGACTTCTTCAGGAACGCGAAGCACGCGCTTCTGAAATTTCGACATCGTCAACAGATCGGTTCCGGGCGGCGGTGTATCGAGTCTTGGTCTTCCTACTACTTTTTCTGGTGTGCGTGCTATTACTTCTTGGCTCATCTAGGCATCAATCCCTTCTTCGCATTTCGATATGCAGAATTCCAAGACTTCACTTCTGCTTTATATGCTGTCAATTGATCAGGATTTGGCCCGTTACTACCGAAACGTTTTTCAATTGAATGCGGTCTTGTCGATTGCAACGCTGCCATCTTTCGTGCAGCTTCAGTATGTGTTGCCCATGTCGGCGTCACTGCGCCCTTCAATGCGGCATGGTGCGTTTCCTGTCCGGGAGCTTTCCCGTTGGCGTTATGATCTTTCGCTTCGGCTTCACGAACTGCCAAGCTCGCTTCACGCGCAGCGTCAGTCCAGCCTGTCATGATTTGAACCTGTTGCTTTTTGATTTATTCTGCCACGGAGTCAACAGTTGCATATTATTCTCCACATGCAAACCCATCACTTTGCGACCGTTCAACGGTACGATGTGATCGACTTGGTATCGACCATGCGATTGTGCAGCGGCAAGATAGAAGTTGCTCACAGCTTTCAGGTTCGCCCACTTCGGAACTTCATGAAGCGAACGTGCACGAAGCAACGCATCTTCAGCAGCTTTCACAGCATGACGGTGATCGTTGTGCGCGACATTCGCTCTGCGCGTCTGCGCCGCTTTCAACGCGGCATGGTGCGCTTCCTGACCGGGTGCTTTGCCATTGGCATTGTGGCGTGCAGCAATCGACGCCTCGCGTGCTTGGTCAGTCCATCCTGTCATTTCAGTTCATCCATGAAAGTTTCGACATAGGCTTCACCAAATTTATCGATTGCCTTTTCGCGCGGAGTTTTCGCTACGCGATTGCGAACGTACGTCTTCTTTTTTCCTGTCTTCTTGTTCCGACGTGCATCGAGCGACGACTTCCGCGCGTCATCAGTCCAGCCTGTCATCAATATTTTCCTCTTGATGCATGGCCGCGAGCTTGCGGTAATCTTGACACAATACTCATCCGATATGGAGAAGCAATAACTTCTTTTGACATACTACCGCGACCGCGACCTTCCGACATACGAGTTGAATTTTTTGTTATCGGTCTAACTGAGAATATCGCTTTGCGTTCAGGAATTAAAGATTTTTTGTATGATGCTTGAGTTGCATAATTATAAGCTGACTTTAAATTCGTTACTGCCCAACTTGGAGTCATCAAACTCTTTGCATTTATTGATTGTCCTCTTATCGCATTAATGTCGCCGTGATACCATTTTGATACTTCACGAATTGCTTGATGATGTGTTTCCTGCCCTGCTCTTTTTCCATTTGCATTGTGATTCTTCGCTTCAGCCTCACGAACTGCAAGACTCGCGGCTCTTGCTGCATCAGTCCAGCCTGTCATGATCTAGCCTCTTGAATAAATGTCGCAGCAAACTTCACGAAGTCTTTTATCGGCATGAAGGCAATCGCTGTTGTGTCGAAGGCATCACGCACTGTGAACACAACACAATCGTCTTTTTGGTTTATCGAAACCATTGGCGCGGATTGCGAATTTGGTGATTCGTTCGACGCCCAAAGAGCGATGTTACGCATTCCTCTCACTTACATCAATTCTTACAAGGATACACAGGCATTGCATTTGGAACCAACGGAACACTTACTGGAACACCGGGCGGTGTAACCGCCAATGCTGCTGGTAATTGTGCATATCCATCAGGAATCAGTTTTGGTTGAATATCGAATGTTTGTTTCTTGTTCGCGGACTTCGGACCATTCATTGACATATCAATTTCCTCATTGAGAAACTTCAGAACGATATACTTCACCATGTGCCGTTGCATTCAATGTTGCAGCAGCAGCATCGGCGTCTGCTTTGGTATGAAAGTACGCTACCGCTTCTGCTTGAATGAATGCCACACCCCAATATCGAGTCACGCGATACGTTGCAGAATACGTCTTGTTGTCGGTTGGAGATTCACCATTTGCTTTCACTTGTCCAGTGAAAGTTGCCGGTGCTGCTGTACCGTTACCAGTATCTTGAAATGCGCGAACCATTATGCATCACCTTGCTTGTTGCCGTACTGAAAGAATTGTTCTTCGTTCAGCATCGGCGTTTTCTTTTCTGTTGGTTCATCGGCCCAAGGTGTCTTCTGCCGATCAATGCATTCAATCACAGGCGTCAAGCTTTTGTCGAACTGCGGATTTTCCTTCATCACTTTCGCAGCAACTTTCTCCATCCTCACTTTCGCTTGCTCACATACAGCAAGCTTCGTAAAGATGAGCATTTCATCTGTACGAACGTCGGTAGCAAACGCCAGTTGACTGCCAACCACCATAACCAGAACGTACTCGATCATAGAACTCTCTCAAGCCAGCACTTCACGCAATACCATACGTTATCAATACCGTAACATGCCGAAGATTTGCTACCACAAACCGAACAATCGAACGAATGATTATCGAAACACTTTCCCGTACAACCGTAAGTGCAGTTCTTCACTTACTTGAAGAACCACGCAGTCAGAAGAAGTGCAAAGCTAAGACACATCCAATTTATTGCGAGCGAAAATTTATGGTTTGCATCGACGGTAGGATTGAATGCCGCAACCCACATCACAACGGTAGCAGCAAGTACGAAGAAATAATTCAGTGTTACAACGGTTGTATTCATGATAATTTCCTCTTGGAAATGGTCTGTACGGAAGGATTCGAACCTTCGACTTCCCGGTTCCGGGCCGGGTACTCTGACCTGACTGAGCTACGCACAGATGGCGTCAAGCTACGGCAACCGGCGATGGTCGCTCGCGCTCCATGCGCGCATCATGTGCAATGTTCCCATTCAAATCTTTCATCATGAACAAAAATTCCTCGTTCGTAAATTCCACATACTGATCGAACAAACTGACGGTAACTGTACCGTCATCGAACTTTTCAATCGTCAGTCCGGGATAGTCAAGCAGTTTCATTGTGTTTGTCCCTGATCATCTTCCGCCATGCTGCATCCTTCTTGAGCTTGTCCTTCATGTCGATGTCACGCTCGATGTCTTTGAGATACACACGCTCATAGTACGCACGCGGGTTGAAATTCGGATCGCCGACGCGCGGACTGAATTTATTTTTCGTCGTCATCTTCCCTGATCACCTGTCCCTCGATCACCTTCGACAGCGGTTGCGCTCCGGGCATGTTGATGACTATGCGCGGCCCGGTATTACCCGGCACTGATTCGCCATCGCGTAGTCCTAACAACGCCTTCGCTAAGAAAATCTTCGCAACGAAACTCTTCTCGTTGAGCAATCCTGTGCGACCTGAAATGATCCTGTTGTACAGCATGTCGTCGCCAGCATCGAGTGCGTCCTGAACTTCCGGTTGCCGTTCGCGCATCGCATTGAACGTCATGTTCGACACGCCCATCGCGCGAGCAATAGCCCTAATCGGGGTGCTTACTGCGCGCAACTTCGTGATCGTCTGCAACTGCTTTGCATCGAACACTACCAACGGTATACCACCAATTTTCTCGCCCGGATGTTCCGCTCGGTACTTCACCAGCGCTTGCAAACTCTTTTCGGATGCAGGTTTATGCACGCCTTTGTCGCTTCGCGTCTTCTTAATCTTCATGTCGTGCCTGTCGGCGGTTCGTTCGGCGGTTTGTTTTTCATCACTTGGATACCGGCCATTATGATCAGCAGCATATACAAAAAGATCGCGCCCATCCAGAACGCGATCACAAGGTCAGTGAATGAATATTGCGCTTCGCTCACGTCTTCGCAGAAGTTGTCTCAGTCTTTGCCGCTTCAACCTTCGGTTTTGGTGTCTCCACGACGAACGACGTTTCTGCCTTATCGTCAGGTTTCGGACCTTCGACATCGAACGTCGCACCCGGTTGTTCCTTCGACAAAACCTTCGCAGCTTCTACCGCCGCTTCGAATGCCGACGCATCTTGCGGAACCGGCGCGAAATGCGCAACCGCTTCGCGCTGATTGCCAACCGACTTCACAACGCGGTGTGTGGCCCTCGCGTCACTCGATACAACCTGTCCAACGAAATCAGGCTTGTCGTTGTGCGATCCATCGCCATTCGGTTGTCCGAACGCGCCCTTCGGTGCGACTGCATCTTTTTCTTGCGGTACTCTTCCGTATTTTGCCATGATGTTTTCCTTCACTGAAATGGATTCGATTTCGTTGATACCAGATACACACTCAGCCCAAGCACGAATACGATCAGTGCTTCAAGCGGGAGCAGATTGATGAACCAAGGCCATCGCTCGATGCCCAACGCCCAAAGAGCGAGCAACGCTGTCTGCGCACTCACTCCGACGATGACAATACTTGTCGCTGGTGAAATCACCGATTCGGATGTCTGAATTTGTTGAATGCCGCAACAACATCGATCACACTTTGATTGGCGTATTGCGAATCATCGAAGTTCGGAGCAATCACTTGCGGTTGCGTATCACCCGGCGAAGCATCGCGGTATGCGCCTTGCATCGCTGCATTGATCAGATCATTCTTCGCCGCTTGATCGCCCTTGACGATGGAATTGAAAACTGAACCAGCACGCTTTTGAATATACTTCGCATCATCGACTTTCAAGTCGGCGACTTGCAAATACGGACCCGGATAGGCCGAATCGTTCGGCGGTTGAACCTTGGTCTGACCTTCGTGTTTATGTACCATTCTATTTTTCCTCATTAGTTGATCACTCGAACCCACGGTTGAAAACAAACTTGCACGTCTGGATAATATCCGGCAGGATCAGGACACCATGCGGATCGCGCTGCATATCCCGGACCCGGAACCCACGGTGCTGCGATCACAACACCAAACTCAGTGCGCCCATGTCGATAGCTATGAAAGTGATGACGATGTACTTCGATGTGGCGCGGGAATACATGCTCACGATCAGTTTGTATCGTCACGTTCGGGCCGTTCACTGGTCCAACACGGTGATCCTCTGCCCTCGCTTGGCAACTTACGAACGTTAACGGAATTGCCATCAATACTGCAAACAGTATGTTCAACATTTGGATATTCTCCTTTTTTGGATTTTCTGGAAATTTCATCCCATGTCGCTTGCTCTGCTTTAACTTCTGTTCACCTGTGATTTATTACATCAGCACCACAGTTGTGGTATCACAGTTCGGTGCGTGAACACCGCGACCCCTCGGTCGGCTGAGTTAACATCGTGCCCGCTGACGGTCTTCCTCGCCTGACGGCGGATGCAACGGACACTTTGATCAATGTTTTGTTTTCAACGAGCGAAGCTCGACGCGCGGTGAAAGGGAAATCCAACGCTTGATGCACATCTTTCGGTGCAACAGAGGCGATGGACATAATGCGATGTTCAGAGAGCGCCGAGCAACGCGAGAATCAGAACGATGATAAGAAGCGTACCAACCAATCCGTACGGTCCTGCCCATCCATATATCGGGAACGCGCCAGCAAGAAGCAAAACCAAAAGCACGATCAAGACGATCTGCATCTTTTTTCCTTTTTTTGATTTTCCGGCACAGATGCACGACATGCGCCGCTGTTCAGAACAAAACCGAAGCCGGGGGTGGTCGAACGGCCCGACGCGAAACCGGGGGGAGTCCAACGGTCGTGGTCCGTCGATCTGCGCGCACCGTGCGCCGTTCAACGATCCTTTGGCATGGATCGTGTCGGCGTCAAGGATCGTGCCATCGATCGCTTGCATCGTGGATCAATTGATCCATGTGGACCGAAGATCGTTGCCTAGGCAGTGGAATCGCTGATTCCCCACTTGGCAAACCGCACCGCTCGACCATGCTGCTGTTCGGCATGGACAATGTCGAATCTTGTCCTAGACACCCTCTAATTCAGGTTGGACAAGATTATGGGAGTGGTGAATTGTCCTTAATAATCAACGCGGATAAATCTGCACTGCGTATAATGCCTAATATGTAAAGAATGTAGGACAAATAAAATCTACCACTTTGCCTATGCTTTACGCGCCGCTGGCTTATCCTCATCCCACTTCCCAAGATCGTATGCCGCGACCGTTTTGCCGTGGTCGTTCATAACGTAGACGTGTCCGAAGTGAGCAGCAGCATGGCATTCGACGCCACCAGACGTGAATTCAAGCGCACCAGCGCTACCGGGCAGGGATGCAGGACGGCGCACGACGACCGACGCCTCGAAGATTTCCTGATTCCCATCTAACCCATTGATTCTTATGGTTAACATTGCTGCTCCTGTGTAAGTCGTTGATTTTAAAGGGGAATAAAAACCGCGTTTTTGTACGGTACAGATCGACGCTTGGCAGAGCAATTATTGCCTAAGCAATGATGATCCGTTTTGTAGCACACAAAGGTTTCCCCAAGGGTAGACAACAAATAACTCAAAAAGTTCCGTGATTGCTTGCCGAGACAATGATTGCCTAAGCAACCAAACCGGACAAAACGGGACAAATCGGACTTTGTCCGTTCTGTCCACCAGTCCATAGTGACCGCTCACTCTGGACAGGACAGGACAAAAGCCTATAGGCTTGTCCGTGTCCGTCCGAGCGTCAGGACCAAAACGTCTTTGATTCTATTATCACACTTATATAATTCAATGACTTAGTTTTTGGCCGCGATTCGGGCCAAAACCCTATATTCCAATCGCTCGTTTTTCGGCGGTCATTATAACTATTAGTTCTATACGATTTTGAGCAATCAATCGCTCGTTGGGTAGCGCTCGCCATATAACGCGCAACAAACCGCTCACAAGCCTCGCCATTGATCGCCCGGTGGTCGGCGCTCATCTTCCCATGTCCGCGACTCGCCGATCAACCAAGGCCGTTCTAACGAGTCAACCGAAAATCCCTGAAACCTTATTTTCGGTTGCCACGGAACTTTCCGCGCCGCTCGGTGTCTACCCTTGGGGAAACCCTGCTCACAAAAGAGAGGCATGATGCGATGACAAAGCTCAGAACGGCGCGGGTCGGACTTCATGTGGTATGGAGTCATCCTGCATACCCGCAGTCCGGGGTGATCACAGATGTTCAGGGTGACAGTATCTTTGTCCGATTCGAGGGACACCAAGAATCGGAACCGATGTTCTTGCATGAACTTGAAGAGGATGTAGCTTTCGCGCATTGAACGGCGCGCGTCAAACAGAAAGGTGCAAATTGACAATGAGGATTGAAGCGATTGTTGAATCAGCGCGCGTCCGGGGCGATTATCATCGCTTGGTCAGCGCTATCTACAATGGATCGTCGCTAAGGGGCGTGGAACGTCGCGCGGCACTTCAGCAGATTCGCAACTATGAAGACGTGAATCGAATCGAGCGGATTGATGGTTGGTTCCAGTGGCAGCAGTCGAAGTTCGATGACGAACGCGACGGCCCGAACTTCATCCCGCTCACAAAGAGAAAGAAAGACGATGGCAAAGAAACAGCAGAATGATTGGAAATGTCGCGGGTATGGATCGCCGCACGGCTTTCGTTGTGGTCGTCTATGGTTCGCGTGCAGCGCATGTCGCTGGTCGCCGCCATTCATAAGAAAGGTCACAGATGAAGCGAGACAAGTTAGTTAATACCGATGGTTCGCACGCGAAGCTCAAGGTCGATGTTGTTGCACGCGCGAATGATCGGGTCAAACCGGCAGAGTACAATGCACTGCTCGGTCTGTACTATGTTGCCGATGCAATGGCGTTAAACTTGCCACAAATCACAGCACCGTGGCACAAGACGCTGATCGAGAAGTTGAACGAGGCGCACATGGCTATATGGAACACACCGCGCACAACACAGAAAGGTTGATGATGAGACACGCGATACACGAGAATTACGACAAGCTCACAGAGCGTGAGAAGTTGTTTGTTGATTCGGTGTTTGATTCGGCATACGATTTGCGCAATACGCATTTCAAAGACGTTTGCTTGAAAGGCGACGACACAGTTGAACGCGCGGTGGACGCCTTAGCTCGCGCGGTGATCGAGTCACGATGAAGAAAGAATATCTTGGCGATGGTGTGTATGCTGCATACGAAGAGGGCAGCGATAGCATTCTGCTCACAACCGAAGATGGCATCAACGTAACAAACGAAATCTATCTTGAGGCGCATGTCATCAGCGCATTGAACTGTTTCGTAGCTCGCTTGAAGAAAGGTGAATGATGAACCGCTCGAAAGTGTTGCAGCATTTGATCAGTGCATATAACAATGCATTGAAAGGCAGCGCGTATGTAATGGCGATGGTCTTGCGCGCGATCACAAAATTCAAAGCGCTGTGCGCGTTGGAAGATGCATTTGGCCGCGACCGGAGCGTGCTGTGGGCGTGAGTAAAGATACACTTGATCAGGTGAGTTGGGCATCACACAATCCTGTTATCACAGATGAAACCGAACTCACAAAGATCGTCGTGGTCGGACAGCGTTCGTATGAAATCCCGCGCGATGTCTTCGAGTACATGGATGGGATACGCGATGCAGCACTCGAAGAAGTTAGACTTGCACTCACAGAAAGGTTGAATTCATATTCGAGTGGCGGTGCAACGTACAATTCAATCTATGATGTGATTGAACTTGTCCAATCATTGAAGAAGAAAGGTTAAAAATGAAATCGCTGAATCAGATCATGATCGAAGTTGGCAGTGGATCGATTGACGCGCTGGAATTGCTGGTGAAGCTCGCCGATCAATATCCGCAAGTGATCTTGGATGTGATCAACGTGCGTGGACCGGCATTCGAGGCGCGTATCAAGGAACTGTCGCGCACCGAAGGTCGTGTTGCTGCGGTTCGGTTTTATCGTGAGTCGATCAAGGGATCAAGCCTCAAAGAAGCGGTTGAAGAAGTCAATCGCATCACCGGGTATGTCGCATCATGACTACCGCCCCTGCCGCGCCGGAGGATGTAGCGGAAACAGTCAAAGAACTTCGCGTGCCGCATGGTGGCGTATCTCGAAACGCCGCAGCCGACATGATCGAATCCCTCTCCACCCGCTGCACGGCGCTAGAGGGCAAGAACATGGAGCTGCTGGTGCGCGAACGGCTGGCCTGCCAGCACAGGGATAGCGCGCAAGCCGCCAACATCAAATTACTAGGCGTGAAATTGGCGCTAGAGACCGTGATCGCGGAACACAATAAGCGGTGCGAGCGGGAGTCGGTCACATTTGGCGGTATGCGATGTACTGATCCGCTCAACTACATGATCGAGGTGCCCAAGTGAGCGGGCCTGAACTGCTGGCGAGGATCGATGCCGCGCCGGAGGATGACGCCGCCGACTTGATCGAGCGATACCAAGGTGTGTGTGACCGCTTCGAGCTTATCGAGTGGACGGACGACGCCTTACCTGTACTCGAATCCCTGCTCACCCGCAACCGGGCGCTAGAGGGCGTGATCGCGGAACATAACAAGCGGTGCGAGCGGGAGTGCGCGGACTGGACGCATCAATGCCCCGGCCCGTGGTGCCCCCGCCGCTACATGATTGAGGTCAAATGAATATCTACATAAACGGCAAGCAGACTTATGTTGCAAGACAAGAGGTAACTTACGAACAAATCCTTGCCCACGCTGGCTTCGACCCGAAGCGAATTATCACGGTTACCTACCGCACGCGCCGCAGTAGTGACGAGCAACGGCAGGGAACCATGACGCCGGGAAAGGTTGTTGCCGCCGAGGACGGTATGTTGTTTGACGCCTGCGATACGAGCAACGCATGAACCACCAAGTGAGCGGGCCTGACGAACTGCTGGCGGAGATACGGGAGGCGCTGCGGATTGGCGCGGGCAGTCATGCTATCGACGCCATTCTCGTAGACTGCTATCGCCGCATCGCCGCCAACGACGCACTGGCCGCGCGGTGCGGGGAGTTGGAGCGGGATGCGGAACGGTATCGGTGGCTGCGTGACCCGCAAAACGCTGACGTATCAGGCTATGCCGCGTCACTGTGGGGCGAACACATGGACGAAGCTATTGACTCGTCGCGCGCCCTCGCATCGCAAGCGGCGAGTGACAAATGATTCTCTGCTTTCGTTGGTTATGTTCTTACAAACCGGGGCATCGGATGCCCGGAGTCGAGCATCAATTCGTTGATCGCAAATGCAAGCTGTGTGGCGAGCGCAATCTGTACAACGAATCGTTGCGCGACGTGATGAAGAAACATCGTGAATGGTATGATCCAAACGGAAGGAATTTTTGATGAGCGTACTACACACGCCTCGTTGTCCGTTGTGCACCAGTGATCGAGAGGATGATTTGGAACGCGCGCATGACGAACAGTACGATGATTGGTTGCGCGAGAAACAAGCAAAGGAAGAATTGCAAAAACGCATCAGGACATATTCAACATTTGGAAAGGGCGACGAATGGAACAGCAAGCGCAACCAGCAGCATTGACACCGGAACAAATGATCACCAAGGCTCACAAGCTGGCAGAGGAATCGATCCTGTTGCGCAAGCAATACGGATTCGTGTACGACACTGCATCGGCGAAGGCTATGCTCGCGGTGACGGTAGGAAATGCGAAAGCAGCATACACAGAAGCTTTCGAAGCTCACACAAAAGCAGATCAGATGCGCGATGAGGCAACCGAACTGTTCGCACTGGCGCGGGGCAGCGTTTGATGTTACCTGTTCGACTCAGCGACAAGATCACAAACCGCGCACCGAGCGGACAGCGACCGCCTTACGAATCGGGCGTTGTATGGTGCGCGCGGGGCATCGATCCCGGTTCGAAGTTCAGTCCACTAACGGACTTCAATACTGATAGGCATGTCTGTGTTTACGCTTGCGGACAATTGTGGTATCAATGGATAGCACCGGCATTCGATGATGCGTGATTTCATTTTCTGTTTGTCTATTTTTGTCGTTGCCTGTTGCGCGATAGAAGCATACATGGATGGCGAGAAAGCTGAAGCAGCAGCGGTGTCGAGTATCGCATTGCTGTTTTCGATTTTGTATTTCATATAAAGGCTAACAAATGGAACTCGTAAGCGTGAAACATTTGGAGAATCATCCACTGGCAGACATGGTGCCGCGCATGGGCGAAGACGAATACAGTTCGTTTGCCGATGACATCGAAACGAACGGCCTGCGCGTGCCAATCGAATTGTTCGAAGGCAAGATACTCGATGGTCGTCATCGGTACGATGCATGTATCGAGCGAAGCATCGCTATCAAGACTCACAACTTCGAGGGCGACGAACATGCTGCGCGGTTGCTGGTGCTGTCGCTCAATCTGCACAGACGGTCACTCACAACCAGCCAGCGCGCATTGCTGGCGAACGCGATGGCGACAGGCAAGAAGGGCGTGCGCAAGACCAAGGCAGATGGATCAATTAATCCTGCTGCACCGCTCACACAACCGGAAGCGGCGAAAGCGATGGGTGTTTCGCCTGTCACCGTGAAGCGGGCCAAGAAACTCGTCGCAGAAGCACCTAAAGCGGTCGTAGAAGCGGTCAGGGACGGCAAGACTACCCTGAATGCTGCCCTGAAGTCTCTGACGACTGGCGACGATCCTAGCGCGTCGAAGATGGAAGCGGCGAAGGCGAAGCTCGATGCAGCGGCAGACAAGGCAGCAAAGAAGGCCGAACTCGAACCGACGAAGGATCAACTGATCGCTGCTGGCGATCCATACGAAACGCTGGTCGATTTGATCGGCCAGATACACGACGTGATTGTTGTTGTTGATGTGCAGAAATTCAAACTGAGCAACGGTCAATTGGAAACGGCGAAGGTCGTGTTCAAGAAACTGCGGCAGATCGTTGAACGCAACGGCCCGAAGCGCTCACATGACAAGAAGACCGAAACAGTTACGTCTTGACTTTCGTATGTGTATACCAGAAAGCGAATTATTGGGCGTCGATCTGCCATCGTTGGATGCGCAGTATGGCAGGCGTGCGAAGAACAGCAAACATCCGTTGCACGCTTACAGGCGTCAAAGAGAGAATGCACAAAAGCGTGGAGTCGAGTGGAAGCTAACGCTTGCGGAGTGGTGGCAAGTGTGGGTTACGTCCGGGTACTGGCGAGAACGGGGCAGACTCGGACATCAATATTGCATGGCGCGTAATGGTGATGTTGGACCGTACGCAATTGACAACGTACGAATCATCACAAACATCGAGAACATCCGGGAAGCGAAACCGATTCGGTGGCCGGATGACAAAGGTGTAGTTCCATTTTAATCAGGAGAAATTTAAATGGCAGCAAAAATTAAGCCTCGTACTTTGAAAGTGAAATTCTATGTTGCTTACAACCGAAACGGTAACGGTTATGATGTATACAAAACATACAAAGCAATGGATGAATCTGATTATACCGATTACACAATCTGCGCATTCGACTTGAAGATTCTCGATGAAGATGAACCGAAGCATATTGGCAGCATTGAAGTGAGATAACAGGAGCAAAAAAATGAACAAGACGATCAAGAAGTATTGGGTTAAAGCATTGCGGTCAGGATTGTTTAGGCAGGCGCGAGGCGTGCTTGAAGGTGTCAATGAAGATGGTGAAATTGGTTATTGTTGTTTAGGTGTTTTGAAAACCGTATGCGATAAAAAACTGAAAAAAGACCCCATAGGCGATGAACTTCTTTCTGTTCAATCACTCAAGCTTATAGGCTTAACAATAGAACAACAGCAAAAATTGTCGGCAATGAATGATGGCGATTGGAATGGTACTGGTGCAAAATCGTTCGATCAGATCGCTAACTACATCGAGAAACATCTTTAATGCTCACACTTATAGCACCGTCAGCGGAAGCATTGCGCGATCAGTGGGCGATGGTCGTCGCACATGCATTGATAGGTCGTGCTGACAAAAAGGAATTCAACGAAGACGTGTTGCTCGAACGTGCTTACAAGATTGCAGACAAGGCAGTGAAAGCGAGGGGTCAGAAATGAAGACATGGAATTTCCCGGAGAAGGTTAACGCGCGTCGGAAGTCGGCGCTTGCTCGTCTTGCAACCAATGACGACACGGCAGCAGAGCGCGTCACGCTCACAAGCCGGATTCGTCAAACGATGCGTGATGTACGCACGAAGATCACGCGCACCGCGAGGATGCGATGAGTATCGAGCGCTGGCGTATCGTTGATGAGACTGTTGGCAGCGGACTCGAACCCGCACCGAACGGGCCTTGGGTCAGTTTCCAAGATCATGTAAGAGCAATTGCAAACGCCACACGCGCCGGGTATCAATCAGGATACTCGGATGGGATTGCAGATGTTGAACAGGAGCTATGATGAATAGTAAACGAGTAGTTCACTATGTTGAAACGTTGCGTGGTCCTATCGTTGGACAATCAGCAATCGTTGTTCCAATCGATCACACGTCGAGTAAAGTTTCAAACACACAATCTGTACTCACAAGCACGGTGTTGAAGGTGCATGGCGACTTGGGGTTCGAAACGTTGAACAGCGAGTATCGGAAGTCGAGCGGAGAAGAGCGGTGAAAACACTCATCGTTGGTTTGTTCGCAGCGTTTTTCTTTTTGTTGTGGGTTGTCTACGATGGGTCTGTCAAGTCTGACGCATTCATTCAAGGATGCGAACAGCGAGGCGGTGTTGCTATGCGTGGGAAAATTAGTGGCGTCAAAGGAATGCAGCAGTATGGCGATTGGATGTGTATAAGCAAAGGGGCAGTGCTATGACTATGGCAGCGAAGCCGGTGAATCCAACGGTGCCGTCGCTTCCGGTGTTGATGAAGCTTGGCAGCATCGTGGTTCACGCACAGGAATTCTTTTCTGCTTACAGTCATCCGGCAGATCGAATCGCACTCGAAGTATTGCTTGGCGACGAAGAAGTTGTGGAGTGGTTAAAGCAAATGGCAGCGATGTCTCTCGTACCATTGAGAAGGAATTGAAATGACTCACGACAACGAATATCACAAAGCATACGAAAGCGGAGCGCGCAAGTATCCGATCTTTTCGAAGCTGTTGCTCGTCATCTTTGGTTTCTGGCAAGTGGCAGACCTTGTCGATTTGGCGGTAGGATCGGGCGGAAACATTCGTCATGCACATCCGGCAATTTCAGCAATCATTGATTGTTACTTGCTCACAATGGTCGTATACGCAATCATAAAGGAATAGCATGTCTGATTTTCCGCACGTCACACAATCACCCGGCGCACGTCCTGTTCGCATTTGGACAGACGATGTCGAACCTGAAGCAATGAAGCAACTGATCAACGCTTCGCAACTGCCGTTCATTCATCCGCATGGAGTTGTGGCGATGCCTGACGTTCATTACGGCATTGGTGCAACAGTCGGTAGCGTGATAGTGACTGCACGCGCGGTGATTCCTGCTGCTGTTGGCGTTGACATCGGTTGCGGTATGAACGCTGTACGCACATCATTGACTGCATCTGATCTGCCCGACTCACTCACACAATTGCGACACGACATCGAGCGCGGTGTTCCGCTCGGGCCGGGGGCGGCGCACGGCGAAGATCAATGGCCGGATAGAAATCTGTTCGACAGACTCGATGATTTGCCGTTGCGCGATTCAAAGGTTTCGTTGAAGAACGCTGGTAAGCAAATCGGCACGTTGGGTGGCGGGAATCACTTCATTGAAGTCTGTCTTGACGAGTCACAAAACGTTTGGGTGATGTTGCACTCAGGATCGCGTGGCATCGGCAATCAGATCGGGCGTCACTTCATCACAAAAGCGCGCGAGCGCATGGAAGAATACTTCATAACGTTGCCCGACAAAGACCTTGCATACTTCCCGGAGAACACGCAAGACTTCCGCGACTATGTCGAGGCGGTAACGTGGGCACAGGACTATGCACTCACAAACCGCAAGGCGATGCTCGATACGGTGCTGCGCGCGTTGCATCACTCGGTGAAACCGTTTGAACTCACAACCGAAGCGGTCAACTGCCATCACAATTACATCGAGCGTGAAAGTCATTTTGGACAGAACGTTTTGGTAACTAGAAAAGGGGCGATTCGTGCGCGAGAGGGCGATATGGGCATCATACCCGGCAGCATGGGGCAACGATCATACATTGTGCGTGGGAAGGGAAATGCAGACTCGTACCATTCGTGTTCGCATGGTGCTGGTCGTCGGATGTCGCGCACAGAAGCGAACAAGCAATTCACGGTTGACGATCTTATCGCACAAACACAAGGCGTCGAATGTCGCAAAGATAAAGGCGTGATCGATGAGATACCCGGTGCTTACAAAGACATCGATGTCGTAATGAAGAATCAGGAAGACCTTGTCGAAGTCGTTCACACATTGAAGCAAGTGCTTTGCATAAAGGGAAACTGACATGGCAATCAAGATAATTGATGAACCAGATATTTCTTTGACTCGCGCGGAATTCGATAGTTTGCGAGCGCAGTACAACAAAGCATTTCGTTATTTTGCTGGTCATCCACCTTCATTCGAAACGTGGGTGCGTGATAAACTGAATCAACGATTCATTGATGGAATGCTTTGATGGTTGATGGAATATTTTTACTGCTTGGATTGACCATTGTTGCGATGTTCATGTTTTATTTTGAAGATACATACGAGGAAACAGATGAAGATCGGCAGCGAAGAGTTCGTGCAAAGGCTCACAACGATGGAAAGCGGAGAGCGATCGCGCGCTGGCAAAGACAAAAATTCGTGGCACGCTTATCAAGCAGACATGGTAAAGCACGCCATCGCGTTGCTTGAAACACGTCGATTAGCATTAGAACGTGCAAGAGGATGTATCAGTCTTCTACTCTCTCACAAACCTGTCCGCGATGTTGAGGAAACATTGGATGTTGAGGAAACATTAGCGGAAATAGATTCGGCACTCAAATGAACATCAAGAACGCTCGCGTTGGAGACAAGGTGCTTTACATTCCGCCTGTCAAGGAAGGATTCGTTCAGATAGGAAGGATTACAAAAATTGATTGGCCGTTCGTCATGGTGCGATTGCGTGGCGACGATTTCGATTCAGCAATACACCCGGACAATCTTACGTTCTATTACGATTGAGGATCACAAATGAAAACTGCTTTGGTCAAAGAAATTCCGCCAACAATAAAACAATTTGAAATTGTGCCCGGTGAACACACTACTGGAAATCACTATGCAGTGTTGAGTGTTCAAGTACCTGATGATCAGAAAGAACGCCCAAATCGTCGCCCACATATTCGTTTGCGTTTCGGAAGCAAAGCATTCATCCGCGATTCAAATTGGGATTCTTCGAACTCACAGTACGTTGAAGCTGCTGATCTGGCAGAACTCGCTGCACTCTTCACAGAGTTGGCGCGAGTATTGGAACAGTAATGTTGATCGAAGAGTTGCGCGTCGGTGATCAGGTCTGTCGCATGGGTGCAGACGATTGGGAACATGGCACGGTCACAAAGATTGATCCACCGATGGTCGCTGTCGATTTCTACAATGGTGATGGAGCGGGTTGGGTGCATCCATCTGAACTCGCTATGCATCGCAAGGGACCGGGTCACAAATCGATGTTCGAGGAAGATGATGAATGATCTGATCAAGCTGCTAGGACTTGCTTTTATTGGTATAGGTGGATTCTTTGTGTTCTGCATGTTGTGGGATGGAATTCCGTTATGGTAAAGAGCGTCGATTGGGGGCATCAGAAGATAGCGCGTGACAAAGCGCGCGGTGCAGTTGCTTTCGCATTCCTGTGTGAGCCGGGAACAGGCAAGACCAAGATCGTCATTGATGAATCTGTCGAGCTATATGGAAACGGGAAAATTCAATGCCTCGTTGTTGTTGGGCCGATGTCTGCTCACATCAATTGGGAAGAAGTGGAATTGCCGAAGTGGTTTCCTGAATATGTCAACGGTAAAATTCTGGCGTGGCATTCAGGAAAAACAGAAACGAAGAAGTGGAAGAAGAAGTACGACGAATTCATGGCTCACAAAGATGGGATGCGCGTATTCCTGATGAACATCGACGCGGTGCAGACTGCCAAAGGCGAAGCGATGTTGAAGAAGGTTTTGATGTGCGTCGATTCATATCTTGCTATCGATGAATCAAGTCGCATCAAGTCAACAGGAGCAATTCGTACGAAGCGGATGATCAAGCTTGGGAAGTTGGCGAAGGTTCGTCGGATAGCGACCGGCACTCCGATCACGCAAAACCCGGTTGACGTGTACTCACAGTTTACATTCTTGGATGAGTCGATTCTTGGATGCAGCAAATATGCTTTCACCGCAGAATATTGCGATCTGTTGTCTCACAAACAGGTCAAGAACATAACAGGGCGCGACAGGTTTCAACCGCAGATTCTTGCGCGTGACAAAGAGACAGGCAGACCAAAGTTCAAGAACCTTGATAAGCTCGCTGCATTGATCGCTCCATACTCGTACCATGTAAAGAAGGTTGATTGCCTCGATCTTCCGCCGAAGGTGTTCGAGCGTGTGTTTTGCGTGATGACACCAGAGCAAAAGAATATCTATCACCGACTCGATGAGGATTTGCAGATCGTATTGAAGGATAATCGCATTGCTACTGTATCGAAGCTCACAAGCTTCATGCGATTGCAGCAATTGTTGTCCGGGCATCTGCCTGATCTGCCGCCGATACCGACTAACAGATTCGATACGCTGAAGGAACTGATTGAAGATATACCGGAAGACGAAAGCATCATCATCTGGTCGCGGTTCACAGAAGACACAGAGCGAATTGCCAAGATGTATGAAGGAAACATCGTAACGTACATTGGAGATACCAAGAAGGATGAACGGGGAGCAAACGTTGCTGCATTCGAAGCTGGCGAGAAACGAATCTTCGTAGGCAATCAACATGCTGGTGGATTGTCGATCACATTGAATCGAGCATCGCATGTGATTTACTTCACAAACAATTTCAGTCTTGAGGATCGCATTCAATCAGAAGACAGGTCGCACCGTGGCGGTCAGACGAAGTCGGTAACGTACTATGACATCATCTGCCGTGATGCACCGATTGACAGGCATATATTGGACACGCTGGAATCAAAGAGCGATGTATCGATTGAAACGTTGCGACACTTGGAGCGGATGCAATGAAGGAAATGATTGAAGGATGGTTGATTGAGATTGAGAATGCAACAGAAGGCATACTGGATTTGCTGCCGCAACCGATTGACCCTCGCGCTAAGTTTTGCTCACTCGTTGCACTGCCGTCAGGTTATCAATTGACGCTGGCGACGAATGGTGGCTCACTAATCCTGCTTGGATTTGCGCGTGCTACCGAGCAAGGGTGCGCTGGTATCAAGTGGGGTTTCGTCGGCAAAGATTCAACGTACGAGTTGTTGAAGTGCCAAGCAGGAGACATTCAACGTGGGGGAGAGACATTACAATGAGCTATACCAGATCAATGCTTGATAGGTTTGACAGACTCACAAACAAACTGTCGTCATTGAGGCAAATGGATCGTATTGAAGCTCGGTGCGATATAGCGAAGTTCGAAAAGGAACACGGTACTGACGTATGCAACGAAATGTTTGCTGTACTCACAAAACGTGATAGGAGAAAGAATGGAATTCGTTGAGTTTCCCAAGATGCCGCGACTGTCGCGTGACTGTACGATCACAGAAAAGATCGATGGCACGAATGCGCAAGTAAGCATTCGAGATTCACGGTTGCTAGTGTCAGGTGACGAGGCATACGACATCAAGTACGACAATCAAGTGTTGATTGATGGCGTCACACATTTCATTCGTGCAGGATCGCGCACGCGATGGATTGGTACGCAAGACGACAACTTTGGGTTTGCTCTTTGGGTTGCTAATCACGCGGCAGAATTGGCAGACCTTGGACATGGCTCACACTTTGGCGAGTGGTATGGGCGCGGTATTCAACGCGGATACGGACTCGATCACAGGCGCTTCGCGCTGTTCAATACTCACAGATGGCAGGATGTACGTCCTGCATGTTGCGACGTTGTGCCGGTCGTGTATCAAGGTCCATTCACAACTGATTGGGTTCGAATGTCGTTAGCTGAACTCGAACAACATGGCAGTAAAGCAGCGCCCGGATTCATGAACCCTGAAGGCATCGTGATATGGCATCACGCGGCAAACATCGGATTCAAGAAGACGATAAAGAACGATGAAGTTCCGAAAGGGAAAGTAGAATGAGAGATTTCCAACGGGCAAAGCTCTACGCATGGGAAGGGTGTGTATTGGTAGGAATGCAATGTCCATATCTTTCGCTCACAGAGTGTAATGATTTGGCGAGAAACGTGTGGAGCAATATGCGTGCGAAAGGATCAGCACCGAAAGTCAGAACTACTCGAACAGTTGGCGGTGCCGGATTCTATAATGACAAGTATCATTTAATCTATCTGCCAGAATGTTTTCGGTCGCCTTGGTATACGTTACATGAACTCACACATGCATTGGGACAGGTGGGTCATCATGGCAATTTCTGTGCGCTGTACGCTCGATTGCTCGAACGCTTCGATGGTTGGGTGAATGTTCGAGCGTCAATGAGGGAATTTGGATTGGTGGTAGCGTCATGAAGATAATGAGTGAAGATGAAATTCGAGAGCGCTCTAAAAATGCAGCAGAGCTAATCGTTGGAAATTTGCAATATATCGGTGATAAACCGGAAGGATGGAAAATTGAATTCGAAGAAATCACAAAAGTCATCATGCGAGAATTTGGAGTTGAACCAAGATGATGTGCATGTGTATCCGTTATTTGGTATGCCTCACAGATTGATTGGATTGGAATGCCGTTGTCACCCGGAGCGTGACGAAGTAGTACCTGAAGTTATTATTCACAACGTGGACAATTGAATATGAGCGAAGATCGTTCGAACAAGATTGACAAAGACACAAAGAAGGAAGAGAAGAAGGCAACGAAGGTTAAGAAGACCGGAGCAAAGGGAACGAGTCCTAGCGATGGCAATCAGATGAATCGCAGCATCGCTAACAAAGCACGCAACATTGCACGCGAAAAGAAACGACAGGAAACAAAGAAGGTGATGAAGGTGCCGCGTGGTACTGCACGGCAGAACGCGAGACATCACATTCAACAACAGGATCAGGAGCAACAATCATGAATCACAGAAGTACAACGCACGAAGAAATCTATCACCATTTTCCGATCAACGATCCGTTCAACAAGTATCGTGGCGCGACGTTCTTTGCGCGCAATGCTACTCCACCAAATCCGTTTCAAACAACGGCACAAAATTGGGGAGCAACGGTTGCAGTCTGCTCGATCAAAGATGAGTTCATTCGCAAGCGTGGTCGGACAGTTGCGCGTCGGAGATATTTTCAGGAGCAACCAGTGGCGTACTTTAATCACAAACCGACATGGGAAGAAGCTGGCGAAGTGGTCGCGCATTATCTTAACCAGATCAACGGGTTAATCGATTAACGGAACTTTTTGCAGGTTTTGGTGTCTACCCTTGGGGAAACCCTTGTCGTTCGAAGAATTGTTGTGGCGGTGATTAAGACCGCAGACTCGGAAGTGAAGGCGTTGCGGACTCGGGTTCAATTCCCGACGACTCCACCGAGCGGCATTTTCCCATAGTTCATCCGTGAATGTTGGGCGCAATAATATGCGGGTAACAAAGTGTCGCGCGGCGGGGTCGCACAGGTTTCGACGTGGCGAGATAGCAGACGATGACAACACGCGCACAGTCGCGTAATAACTGAGCCAGCGCATAACTGCGAATGACGAAATGTACGACCAGCGTATCGCGGCCTAATCGGTCCAACAATACGCGGCGCGATCCGGTGAGCGTGGCAACAGAACCGAAAGCACATAACCTGTGCTGTGCGGAACCGGAAGAAAGCTTAGGAGCGAATGTGTTGCAACACATGGACTCCCCGGCGCGAGTCGCTAAAGCGTCTTGGGTCGGCGACGGCGGACCCCCGATCCGGGGATTTAACCGCCGAAGGAATCGAATGCGGGTTGGAGAAGTGGTAACTCGTCAGGCCCATAACCTGAAGATCGTGCGTTCGAATCGCACACCCGCTACCATCGCTGCATCCATCGTCACAAAGACGATGCAAGCTCGGGGCCAGATACAGTGATGCCTGTACCGAGCGATTTTATTTTGGGGCGTTGGCAGATCGGGATGCAACGGATTGTCTATCCGTCAGATATGGGTTCGAATCCCTTACGTCCCGCCAGAAATGATTTTTGATAAGAAAGGTGGAAAGAGAAATGAAAGTTGACATCAGTGGACTCCCGAAGCACAAAGTGCTTGCGGCAATTTACAACCATGCGCAACCGATGGGCATGGGATTTTTGCGCGCGACTCGCGGTGACATGACTGAAGATGAAGCCAAGAAAATTCTTGGTGAGGAATTCGACCGTGATTATGTTTTTGCTGGCGGTGTTGCAAGAAAACGGAATAATTTGTATTTTGATTATCTCAACGGTCGCTGTATGAAAGTTGACATCACAAACGATGAAGTCAATTCGGGTTTGTTCGACCGTGACTATGGTGAAGGTGCGCTTGCAAAGGTGATAGCAAAGCTTCGTGCAGAAGTGCAAGCATGAACACAAATCCATTCTTGAGCATCGCCGATTTGAAGGTGTTGGTGGCTCACTACGAAGTTGAAGAAAATCGTTGGCGTGATGAGAGCGAAGAAAAGCATCGCCTCGCTGCTGCCGATCTTGCAATCTGGCGCAATATTCTCTTGGAGAGAGAACGTGTCATCTAAATGTGTTGTACGACTTCCGTATGGCGATTGGGGTCGCACTCGGCAATGTCAGAACGATGCTCTTGCTCCGTCTGACAAATGCGGTGTTCACAACGATGCTGCTGTAGCTCGCCGTCAAGCAGAGCGCGAAGAAAGATGGCGGCAAGAATGCGCAGTGCGCAACGCAAAGAATGCGGCAATCTATGAAACCCAAAGAAAGCTCGAAGCATACGACAAGTTGGTCATGTTCGCGTTACTGGTTAAGGTTGCTTCGCCAGCGTGGGACAAGGCCCGTAACAAATTGCTTGCCGAAATTGGCGAATCACTTGAGAAGCGAAAAGCTGAAAGGAAAAAGAATGGCTGAACAACAAAAGTTACCGACTCCTGAATACGACAAGATGCTGGTCAATTTGCAACTTGTCGTAACAACCGGACGTGCTGGTATTCTCCTGTTGTCGCGTATTGCAGCGGATGGCAAGATGCCGTTGGAGTATGCTAATGAGGCGGGGCAAGTGGTCGGTAGATATATTGGCGCTGCAATGGAAGCAGATATTCAAGCAGCGAAAGCGAAAGCTGAACAAGCAGCAAACGAACTCGCGCAAAATACACTCGGCAAGATGACTGCTCCGGGATCGGGAACACCACAATGACAGCACAGACAGAACTCGAAAAAGCGTTGCTTGATCAGAAGATCACTTCAGCACTCACAAAGCGCAACCTTACCGCTGTTGCAGTAAAAGATGCAGCAGCAGCGAAGCGTAAGAAACGTGCTGCGCGTAACAAACTGCACGCGAAGGTGACAGCATGAAGTACGATAAAGAATTGCTGTCTATGCAGAAGAACGCTAACTTCACACCGATAATGTGGTCGCGGTATTGCTCGCTTGCATTGTGCGGAGAGGCAGGAGAGTTGGCGAACTTCGTCAAGAAAGAATGGCGCGGCGACAAAGTTTTGACGGTCGATGTTATGAAGGAACTGGCAGACGTGTATGTCTATGCTTTGTTCATGGCTGATTCACTCGGTCATTCACTCGAAGAGTGTGTAGCTTTGAAAATCGAAGAATTGCGGAACAGATACGAACATCACGAACGATAAAACAGGAGAAATTAATGGAAAGCATCAAAACATTTGTCTCAGCATTCGATGCGTATTTGTTGAAGCTTGCCGCCTCACAAACCGACGAACAGGCAGACGAAGAATTTCAAAACTTAAAAACCGCGCGTACTGCTCTTCCCGACAAGGAACTCGAATTCTTGCTTGCAGTTGATCGCTACATGGATGATATGACGTACGAGAATTTTACACAGGTGATGTTGCATCGTGAAAATCTTGGCAACTTCGATCAACTTGAAGCTTCGATTGAAGCTGCCGTGATTAAAAATCTTGGTGGCATGGTAACGCAACATGAGTAAATATCAATCACCGCTCGATAAGGCGAATGCAAAGGTGCGCGAATTGAAAGAGCGCGTTCAGGAGTTGGAACACGAATTAAAAGAATCTGTTTGGGAAATTGAAGACCTTCGTGAATTGATAGCAGAAACGCGGGATGAAGGTCGTGATCTTATCGTTGACTTGGTTCAATTCTTTGATGCCAGAAAGGATGATTTTAGTAATGATGAAACCTAAATCGATTCTCGATCCTAAGTTTCGATATACGCCAGCGGTCGCAACGGATATTCGCAAAACGTTTGCAGCAGCACGGCGAGCGATCAAAGAAAAGAATGAGGCTCAGAAAGCAGCATCTAAGTAAACAGGCGGTGCGGTTTGACGCGAACCGGATCAGTGGTTCGCGTTATTTTTCTCACAACAAGGGAACACTTATGAATCTGCTTAAAGGATTTTTGATTGGAGTTGTATTGTGCGCGTTGGTTGCTTTACCGGCATTTGCAGAAATTGCTCTTCAACCCGGATACGTTCTTGTTCTTGTCGAAGATGCAAACCCGGCAGATCGTGCGCTGCTCACAGTTGATCGGAAGACTCCGGTAACGTTCCCTGATCTTGAAGCTTGCACTACTAAGGGACGTATAGAAGGATTGAAGCTGAAAGCAGCACGCATTCCGGTATCGTTGTTGTGCAAGCATTACGTCATTGATAACGGTATCGTGAGGGAACAATAATATGGGGGCAAATCAATTTGGAAAGATGACTGTTGCTGAAGCGAAACACGTTATTGCTCTAGTCAACAAACACGATGGTAACAAAACAGCGGCAGCACGCGAAGAAGGTGTGCAACCATCGACGTTCAAAGGTAGATATGCAAAAGCGATTACGCTGATCAGGCCATCCGAAAAAGAAGCAATCATTTCACCTGAAGATGCGTTGCGTGATCAGGTCTTCGAACTCACAACCCAACTGAAAAGCATTCGAGCGAATTCAATCACCGATGATTGGGTCAAGCGTAAATTGCTCGATCTGAAGAAGACATGCGAAGATACACCAACACCGAATTGGGTGATTGCTGGCGATGCAATCAAAAAGGATACGAAGCGTCCCGGCGTTCCTGTCGCGTTCTGGTCTGATTGGCATTGGGGAGAAATTGTCTTCCCGGCGCAGATCAACGGAGTAAACGAATTCAATTTGGAAATAGCTCACAAGCGAGCGAAGAAGTTGGTGGAGCGCACAATCTATCTGCTGCGCCATCACGTCGTGACACCGGACTTTCCGGGCATCGTCGTGAATCTTGGTGGCGATATGATGTCAGGAGACATCCACGAAGAACTCACAGAAACGAATGAACAACCGCTGATGCCGGTGTTGCTCGATCTGTTTGGCGTCTTGCGTTGGGCGTTGAAGGAATTGGCGGATGAGTTTGGTCGTGTGTTCGTAGCGTGTGTTGCTGGCAATCATGGGCGCACTACTCGCAAGCCTCGCGCGAAGCATCGCAACTTCACAAACTTCGATTGGTTGCTTTATCAATTCCTCGCGCAGTCGTTCGAGAACGATGATCGCATTACGTTCTACATTCCAGATGGCCCGGACGCGCTGTATTCGGTCGTTGGGCATCGGATATTGCTCACACACGGTGATCAGTTTCGCGGCGGTGATGGGATGATTGGTCACTTTGGTCCGGTGCTGCGCGGAGAGAAGAAGAAAGCTGCGCGCAATTCGAACATCGGTTTGGAATTCGATACGCTGATACACGGTCACTTTCACACTTACTTCCCGACGATGTCGATCATCGGTAATGGATCGCTGAAGGGATACGATGAATATGCGAACGTGTCGAACTTCGCGTATGAACCGCCGATCCAAGCGCTGTGGCTCACACACCCGGAGCATGGCATTACGATCCAGATGCCGGTGTTTCTCGAACCAGCAGCGGGTAAACTTGTTGATCCAAAGGGCGATTGGATTTCGTGGCGTAACAAATGACGACGATTGCATGGCGCGGTCGCATCCTTGCCGCTGATACACAGTTGACTCTCGGCGATGACATCAAGACATACTGCCGCAAGCTCTATCAGATCAAAGGGCACGGTTGCATGGCATGTGCTGGTGACACTGATGGAGAATGGTTGTTCAGACAGTGGTTCATGGCGGGAGAGAAGCTTGCCGATTTCGAATGGAAGCGCACGAAGAAATTCGAAGCACTTCACGTCAATCAGTGGAAAGACGTGTATTGGTACGATGATGGCCCGACTCCTGTTCCGGTAGAGCATGAATTTGCAGCGATTGGAACAGGATCGAAATTTGCGATGGCAGCAATGCATCTTGGCGCAACTGCCAAAGAAGCTGTTCTGTTTGCAAGTGAGTTGGATCAGAACACAAACGCATTGATCGATACATATGACTCACAAACAGATAAGGTGATACTATGCCAGTTTCCCAAGTTGGATCGCAGTCGATGGGCAGCGATGAAGAATTAGGATCGCGCGCAAAATTACTCGTAATGATGGATGATTTGATTGTGCTATTGAACACAAATAACGACTATAAATTTCCTGCAAAGGTATTAAAATTAGCGCGTGATCGAATTGATATTGATGGTCGCGTATTTGTTCAACTTGCAAAACTCACAGATGAGTTCGGAAAATGAACGAAGCAAATTTAGAATCAATTCCGTCACGACTCGATACAGCGGAAGCTGCGCTTGATTCGGTACTCACAGAATTTGCTTTGGCGCTCGCTGAAGAGGCATACCGCGAAGGTGTAGAAGCAGCTTGCGAATGTCTTGATCAAGTACCGAACGGCGCGTATCTAGCACTCGCTGCTGGCATACGCAAAGAACTTTTGGAAGTTGACCCATCGGAGTTTACGCTATGAGTGAAACGTTGTTAGGTGGAATGCACGCACTGAAAGTTAATCCGGGCAGCGTGGCAATGACTGAAGAAGAAGCAAAAAAGAAATGGTGCCCACACACTCGTATCACGTCACAAGCTGTCGATCTTCGGAATGGTGCTGTTGCATTCTTGGCGGTGAATCGAGTTATCACGGCGCAAGGTGCATCGTTGGCGCAAGGAACAGATTGCATCGGTTCGATGTGTATGTCGTGGCGGGAGACAGGCGAGAGTCGTGATGGTAAAGCGTTGGGTTATTGCGGACTGTCAGGGAAGCCATGAAAATTTGGATGTCATTGCCGGAAGATATGAAGTCACAAGAAAGTGAATACAACAGGTATGTTGGAATAATTAGCACTGCGGCAACCTGTCCACCGCGCACGATGGAAATGGTTCATGATAAAAGATTTTGGTACGAGGCAGAAATAACTCGAAGGATGGATGTGCCGACAATCGACCGATTCTACGGGATGATGCGATAATGGCAAATACGCTGGTTAATGAAGCTTACAAATCGATTTCGAAAAGATTGGATGTGATGAAGCAATTGCGCACGCAACAGCAGCGTGGTCCGTGGTATCCGACACTCGAACAGATAAACAACATGGTGATCAAGCGTAGACTGCGCGAGTTCGAAGGTCACAGAGCGGCAACTGCAAAGTCGCTTGGTATCAGTGAACGGCAACTGTATTACAAGATTAGGGAGCTAAAGTTGTGAGCGAAAAATGGGGTCTATCGACCGCGTATAGAGTTGCTATGAATTTGCGTGAATGGGCACGGCAGGATTTGCCCGGAAGACCAGACTCAGCAATGCAAGCTACAGGCGGATTCATTGCTGCTCGATTTGTCGAAGCACAGGAACAGAAAATTCAACGATTGGAGAAAGAACTTGAAGAAGAGCGTACAGAGAATAATTGGTTACGTTCTATCGCAACAGAGCGTTTACAAAACAAAGGTTACGACTAATGCGCGCATAGTTTGTGAGCGAATTTCTTTTTGGCTCACAGATAGAAAGAAACGAATCCTAGATTGGTGGGAACCGTTCCTGTTTCGTCTATCGCTGGCGCTCGATGATTTTATTCAGGCGTGGTTCCGCGAAGGTGTTATTGGAGTTACGATTTCGTCGCGCACTGGCACAGCAAAGGATCACGGTCACAAATGGGGAGAGTATGGAGAACGATTCCTCAATCATTGTTGGCCGTTCAATCTTGATTTCAAAACTAGTGATGGGAAAATATCACATTGCGATGGAGCGATAACAAATGATTGTTTGCGCAGTGTCAATGTGATTCGTTCGTTGCTCGGCGATCCTGTTGTAGTTAAAGCACGCGGACTTCAGCGTTTCAAGTTGGAAATTCTGGAACAGGTCCGTCAAATTTGCGAGGAAAAAGTAGAATGAATGCAGCGATTGATTATATCCGCTCTATTGGTCACAAAACTTGGTGTCATGCCGTTAACGAAAACGAATGTCAATGTGGTTATCACGAAGCTAGAAGGTTGATCGAGATAAATACTCCGACAAACCGCGTTCTGGAAACCGACACGATTGATGGAGCAATCCGCAAGCTTGATCGGCGCGTGCATGAACTTGAAACCGGCGAGAAAGAAGTTGTTAAAAATGTTTATGCCAATACAAATTTCCATTTCCCTTGGGAGCCGATTCATGTTCCCCCTCGTCCTGTTGAACCAAACGTTGAACCGTCAGCAACATGCTTCATGCCTGACAAAATCAAAGTGAAGGTTTGGCCTTCTTGTGTGTTTGTTTATGACGATGAAACACTTTTAGGAGCATTACTGCGATGACAACTGTAAATGGAAATCTTGATCGTGCTGGCGTGCGGAAATTCATTGACGATGCTCTGATCGCTATGTGGCGCGTGATGACAGCAACAGGAAACGGCTATCATCGTCAAAGCTTGCGCAATACTGGCGTTGGCAAGGATCGTCGCAACGATAAGCTCACAGATGGTTTGACGAAGACGCAACGGTCGTACAAGAATCGGTATGCCAGTGGTCCGTACAGCGGTTTGAAGTTCAAGTCAGCACGTCAACATAGGAGAGAAGAACATGCATAAGCAGAGCGGAGAAACAACGACGAATTTCAGTGGTCTTATAATGGGTTTGCTTGGGATCGTATTCGTAACGCTGAAGCTCACAGGATTTATTGATTGGTCTTGGTGGTACGTTACGATGCCATTTTGGTTGGGTGCTGCTATTGGAGTTGCTATCCTTATTGTTGCAGCAATCATTGCTGGTGTTATTAGCATCTATCATAAAGTTCAACGCAACAAGGTGCGCAAAGGATACTGAGCAATGGGCAAGGTTTACATTACACAAGAGATTTTTAAGAAGAACAAAGTCACCGGAGAACGTGTCTCACAATTCGATCTGTCTTCGCTGAAGGATTTTGGCGAACCTGTCGTGTTGCTGCCCCCGGTGTTGAACCTGTTCGCTCCTGTTCCAATCGTTCGCACGTTGCGAGAGAAATTGATTCACTTCAATGACGATGATTATCTTGTTCCGCTAGGCGATCCATCAATCATGGTAGCTGCGGCAATCATTGCTGGTGAGCGTAATGGTGGTCGAGTGCGGATTCTGAAGTGGGAACGCGATCTTGATCCACAAACGTTGCAACGAACGGCAGGACATTACGTTGCTGTGCAGATTGATTCATCGGGAAGGGAACTATGAACGAAGACCTACTGAAAACTCTTTCTCGTCTTGCGCAGTTGGCGCGCGACAAGAAGGATGAAATTGCAGAGAAAGAAGAAGCGCTGAAGCGAGCTAACAACGATTTGCGCAAGCTTATCGAGATTGACATCCCGGAAGCGATGCGTGAGGGACAGGTGCAAAGCATCGCACTCGAAGATGGAACGAAGATCACAGTCAAGCCTGACGTGTTCGCCAGTATCACGGCGGAAATGCAAGACCGTGCGTTCGCATGGTTGCGCGAACATGAAATGGGGGGAGTGATCAAGCATCAAGTCAAGGCTGACTTCGGCAAGAACGAAGGTGATGCCGCTGACAAACTGTTGAAGTTCTGCGAAGAGAATAACATCCCGATAGCAGACAAGGAAACAGTGCATCCGCAAACGCTCAAAGCATTAGTCAAAGAGCAATTGGAAAAAGGCGTTGACGTTCCGTACGACGTTTTCGCAATTCAAGCCGTAACACTTGCTGTAATCAAATAAAGGGAACACTTATCATGGCAAAGAAATCCAGTGGTACAGAAGTAGTAGTGAAGGAAAGCACGGCGGTTGGCGCAGTTGATGCTGAACTGCTCGCGCTGTATGCGCAAGACAAGGGTGCTGGTCTGGAACACGCTGACAAAGATTCGTATGCGATGCCGTTCCTGATCATGCTGCAAAAGGGTTCGCCGCAAGTCGATGAGGATGACGGCGCGTATGTAGAAGGCGCGAAGCAAGGGATGCTGTTCAACACCGTCACTGGAAAGTTCTACGAATCCGTTGACGTGATCCCGGCTCACTACGAACGGCGCTTCTTGCGTTGGGCAGATCGTAAAGAAGGTGGCGGATTCAGGGGCGAATATCAACCTGATGATCCGGTCGTGCAGAACACGAAGCCGGATGATGAAGGTAAGCTGATCGTTGATGGTTCGAGCGATCAACTGAAGGATACGCGCCTGCATTACGTCTTGGTCTTGGAAGATGACGGCAGCTTCGCACCGGCACTGATCAACCTGTCAAGCACTCAGGTCAAGAAGTCGCGCAACTGGTGTTCGAAGATGGATGCGCAGAAGGTTGCCGGTTCGGATGGGGTCTTCTTCACAAAACCGACGTACAGCACGATCTATACGATCACCAGCACGCCAGAGAGCAACGATAAGGGAAGCTGGCAGGGTTGGGTCATCAGTCTCAAGGGACCGTCACCTGTGGTCCTGTATCACGCTGCAAAGGCATTCAAGGCGGCGGTCGAGGGCGGCAAGGCAAAGGCAGACTTCAAGGCAGCAACCGATGGCGACGACGTGAAGAGCGGAAAAGCCAGCGAGCGGTTCTAAAATCATCGTCCATAATGCAAGGCCAGAGGGATCAATTGATCCCTCTGTTTCTCTTTGGGCGAAAGAATGAATCTCACAGAACTCAAAAAGCTGCCAGTATGGTTACTGCATAACGCTACAAAGCAACCGTTCTACGCAACGAATGGTGAACCAAGACGCGGTGAGAATGGTGATGCGAGTGATCGTGCTGAGTTAGTATCGTTCGACGTAGCAAAAGAAAGACTCGATAAAAACCCGAAATCCTTTACAGGAATCGGGTTAGCTTTGTTGCCTGAACTCGGCGTAACAGTCTACGACTTCGACAAGGCAACCGATGCTGAAGGGACGCTGAAGGATCGCGCTGCCGACATCATCAAAGGTCTTGGGGCGACGTACGTTGAATGGAGTCCGTCAGGTCACGGTGTCCATGCGTTTGTGAGTGGAAAATCTTCGCTGCCCGACAACAGGGACATCGGCGATGGTATCGGTATCGATGTCTTCACCGATAAGAAGTACGTCACCTTCACCGGGCGCGCGATCACAGATGTCGCGGATGATGCACCGTTCGCACCGATCAATGAAGAAGTCGAAGTCAAGCTGAGAAAGAAAGGTGCTACGGTTGAATCCGACGATGACGAAGAAGAACAATGGAATCGTAACAAGCCGGGTTCATTCGAAAAGCTGAAAGCTGCACTGGAATTTCTTGATCCTGCAAAAGCGGAAGACCGCGATTCATGGATGCGGATAACGTATGCGATTGGGAATGCGTTCGGACATGACGAAGTCGGCGAGCAACTTGCGTTGGACTTCGCGCGTCGAGCGGGGAACTTCAACGAGAAACAGACGCTAGACTTCTACCATGCGCGCAAGAAGACAGGTCGCAAGCCGGTCACAGTTGGCACGATCTTCAAGTGGGCATACGAAGCAGGGTTCGAATGGAAAGGTGTACCGCGCGTAGTCAAGTCACAAACGTTGTCGGAGTTTCTTGATCGACAACCGCCTCGTTGGTTGGTGCGCGGTGTTGCGCAGCTTGGCGACATCGGAGTCATCTATGGTCAGCCGGGTAGCTCGAAGACGTTTCTTGCAACGGACCTTGCGATGCTGCTTGCGCAGAAGGAAGGCAAGCTGCGTTGGTTCGAGCGTCGAATCAAACCGGGCGGTGTTATCTACGTCACAAGCGAAGGCAACCTGACGTATCGCTTGCGTGCGTACATGGTCGGTCACAACAATACATCCGCCGATGACTATCCGAACTTCCGTATCCTGCAAACGAACTTGAACCTGTGCGATCAGAAAGGAACAGACGTTGCAGCACTGGTCGAAGACGTGAAGCAAAAGTCGGAAGAGTTGCACGGTGTCGTGCTGGTCGTGCTTGATACGCTGAACGCGATGATGCCGGGTGGCGATGAGAATAGTTCGATTGACATGGGCATGATGGTGATGGCAGGCAAGGCGATACGCGATGCGTGCGGTTGCACAGTCGTCTATGTGCACCATAGCGGCAAGGATGAAAGCAAAGGATCGCGCGGTCACAGTTCGTTGCGCGCTGCTGCGGACTTCGAGTTGCAAGTGCGAACAGAAGAAGATGGTGCGCGGACTGCTGAAGTGTCCAAGGTGCGCGATGGAGAAACAGGACAATCATTTTCGTACGATCTTGAATACATCGGACTCGGCAAATCACCGGACCCGGATGCTGATCCTGATGAAACGATTGGATCGTGCATCGTCAAACCGAAACCGCCTGACTATGTTCCTGTCGAGCGAAAGAAAATCAAACCGCTATCAGCATTCGATGACATGGCATTGCAGACGTTAGGCGACGAAGGCAAAGGAGTAACACTCGATGCATGGCGCGAACGCTACTATGCGATCAACCTAGTGCCTGATGGTGAAGAGCGCACGAAGCTGCTTGATGCACGGCGCAAGCGATTCGACCGCTCGGTATACGCGCTGATCGAAGCAGGCAGGGTCACACTTAGCCCTGATGGTCGCTACCATGCGGAGAATTTTTAAATGGAATCAAGGGCTTACAGAGCATAAAAATAGTTCAGAAAGTGCTTGACATGGTCTGTGGTTGGACTATACTTCAATCACGGTACTTGAAGTTCAGTGGATGCCAACCAGTCGGGTCCACCGGGCACTGAGAACCGAGTAGCAAGGGAAGCAGGCTCACTAGGGTAGCAGAGTCGCTTCGGTAGGTAGGCACCATCGGTGTCTGCCAAGCAGAATCAGAGTGGCGGGTTCAGGCAACAGGCAACCGCCAACAAGCTAAAAACCGATAGCACGAAGTCAGACGACTCGCAACGAAACCCGAAGACAACCGGCACCCGGACGGAAAGGGAAAGGGCGAAGCATTGCTCTTTTCAACACTGCGGTAACTGCGCAGTGTGCAACACACAAGACATGATCAAAGTCTAACGGTGAAAAGTGAATTATTTCCCTCTGTAGCGTTGGGATTGAAAAACTGGAAACCGGCCAACGCTTTGATTCCGATTCCAGTGTGTTGCACAGTGCGCAGTGCGCAGCATTCAAGTTCTTGCATCTGAATTGGTCGGGCGAGTTACGGTACACGGTCAAACATTTTCAGGGTGCGCGAAAAGCGCTTCTGACCATTCCGTCAGGGCAGGCTGAGATAAGATCACACTTGAATGTTGCGCAGTGCGTACCGAGCAACACTGTATATTTTCATCACGATAGCTGGATAGCTACATGACACAAACCTAATCGTTGTTATGCATTGACATGATGCATCTGGATAGCGAGTCGGTTTCGTGGATGGCATATCGGTCGTGATGTCGCAATACAGTGTTGCTCAGTGCGTACTACGATAGCGTCGATCAGATCATGCATGAAGCGCAAAACTGTGCTGCTCCAAACAGCGTGACGCTATCGTAGTGCGTACTGATGAGTTCATCCATTCGATCCGACAGATACCACCTGTGAAATTAAGGTTAGGCGGGATAGTGTACACCGGGTGGATGGATTCATCAGTACGTTCTACCGATGGGCGCAGCAAGACGATGACGAATCGAGCTTGCATCCCCATCGTCTTTTAACAACAGAAAGGTTATCATGAAGATTGAAACCAAATTTGGAACCATCATTCAATTCACATTGGATGATGGAAGAGTTGTTGAAATGAAATTGTGTGGGCGCGAGCAACGTACTAGCGTCCTTGGTATGAAGGGTTATGAAGAACAACAAAAGGTTAATAAGAAGGATGTTGAAGATGTGTGTAACGCGCTAAACGCGCGATAGAGTTTCGAGGCAACCGACAACGGTTGCTCCGACACTTTCGTCGGACAGAAAGGATTACCATGTTCCATGTTCCCGCACACAAGAATGTCGAACACCCCGCTGGTCAGATCGTCAACGATCCGCGCGTACCGTTTAAGATCGTCAACGCAACTGCTCCGAAAGACCCGTTCAACACCAACGATAGCGATGCGTTATTCTTCGTTACCAAGGTACTGAACAGACTGTACGAAACTGGCGTGCTTGATCCTCGTAAGAGTGACGGACCCCGCGCGCATATGGCGAAAGTAACAGCGCGTATGTTGGTGCGCGAGTTGGCGAGTAAGACAGTGTAGAGTTTCGAGGCAAGGCTTCGGCCTTGCTCCGACACTTTAGTCGGACAGAAAGGAATCAAATGAAATCGACTCACAGTGGAACGTGTCAGATATGTGGCTCGCTTCAAGCGCTGCCATCCAAAGTTCTGTCGAAGCACGGTTACACCGTCGATCACGGTTACTTCAACGGCGTGTGCTGCGGCGAACGTCATCAACCGTTGGAACTTGACCGCACATTCGCGGATCAAATCGCTGCCGAATTGCTGGTCAACGCTCGCAATCATGACAAAGATGCGGAGGCGGTATTGGATGGTTTTATTCTTCCGTCGCGTGCGTGGAACGGCGAATACAGAAAGTTCATCCCGGAAGGTAAGAGATTTGCTAGGACTGAACGAGTGATGGTTGCATACGCTGAGGCTCCAGCAGAACATCAGCGGGAAGCGGTAAGAGATTTACGTCTTAATCTTCTTAACCGTGCGATTTTGGCGCGTAATACGTCGAAGGCCATCACCACAAACGCTGATCGCGTGCACGGTAAGCAGCAGTTGCAAGAGCGTAGCGAAGAAAGCAAGCGTGTAATCGTTCCGGGTACTGTCGTGCATCTGTACGGCAAAGACGGATACGACGTAACAGTATTGCGCGTTGAAGAGCGCGTTGTTCGTAGTTTTGGACCGCACCTGAATGGTAAGTATGTTCCGCATATCGTGTTCGAAAGGAACGGTAAGGAATATGGATACCCGGTGCGGTTGATTCGTCAAGCATCCATCCAAGCGTAACAGACCGAACGGTGAACACCGCTACCCGGTTTGTCGAAGACTGAGAACTTCGAGGCAAGCAGCGCTGCTTGCTCCGACGTTTTTGTCGGCACAGAAAGGTAAGCAATGGAAACTTACACAGTTCTTGCAATGCCAGTTTTTCCGGCATGGGATGAACGTGAAGGATACCAGTATGTTGTCCGTGCGAAGTCAAAGTCAGAAGCAATCAAGAGAGCGCGTAGACAACATGCTGACAACGGACATCTTGGTCGCATCATTTTCAGCGCTCAGAAGAGCGATGAAATACCTTACGATGAGTTTGATGATTAGAGTTTCGAGGCAAGGTTTCGACCTTGCTCCGACACTTTCGTCGGCTAGAAAGGGAACATCATGGGTCCGTTTTGTACGTTTCCACGTCGTCGTCGTAACGGAGCGGGTATGGCATCGTATGTTTCGTCATGCGGTAAGCCAGCAGTATGTGCAAATTTTTGGGGTTCGCGCTGTGAATTTCATGCTCGCTATGAGCAGCAAGCAGCAGTTCGTCGCGCAGCGAAATTACAAGCAAAAGTTGAGAGCATCGAGGAATGAGCGCAGATCACCGCGCCTATTCTCCGACACTTTCGTCGGCTAGAAAGGGAACATCATGGGTCTGCTCTTTGAAAACGTCCGTTGCTCGCGTTGTGGTGGTTCAGGACGTATGCCGTATGCTGTTTACAACGGTGTCTGTTTCAAGTGTGAAGGGAAGGGCGCTGTTCTTACAAAGCGTGGAAGGGCAGCACAGACGTATCTGGATTCGCTCCGCAAACGTCGCTACGCTGATTTCAAGGTTGGCGACTTGATCCTTAGCGAAGGATTTACTGCTGGCAGTTTTTCGATGCCGACTTTCTTTTGCACCATCACAGAAATCAAGGTGCGTGATACTGGCGAGATTGAGCTTGTTGGTGTCGCCGGGAAAGGTGTTAAGTCACACAATGAACATGATCCTGATGGAGTTAATAGCACCATCAACGGTCAATCGTTTGTTGGTGGTCCTGACACACTGGCGCGTGCAGGGTTCAGCAAAGAAGTAAAGAATGCGCAACGTGCTGAAGCGCTGGCGTACCAAGAAACGCTTACGAAGTTGGGCACGGTTCGCAAGTAGAGTTTCGAGGCAAGGCTTCGGGCCTTGCTCCGACACTTTAGTCGGCTAGGAGAAATTCATGCAAGCTTACAAGCTTTTTCGCGTGCGCCCTGATGGTTCACTCGGTTCACTATTCATCAATCGCGGTCAACGACTCGAAGTAGGTTCGTGCTATTTTGCTCAATCGCATCCAACAAACGGATTCAAAGTTCGACCCGGTTGGCATTGCTGTTCGAAGCCGATAGCTCCGCATCTGAGCAAGAAAGGTCGCGTATGGTGTCGCGTAAATATCAGCGGTATTATCATGGAACATGATCGTCCAGTAAGCCAAGGTGGTCTTTGGTATACTGCAAGTGTTATGAGGATTGAGGAACGTCTTCAGTAGAGCTACGAGGCATCCGACAACGGATGCTCCGGTGCTTTGCCGGGTGAGAAAGGAAATATAATGTACAGCAAACGGCATTATATGTTGGTGTCACCGCCAGCAGACACGAAGGAACAAATTGCCGAACGCATTGCTCACAACCAGATATTGAAACAGGTTAGAGCGGAAGTTGCAGCACGTTACAATCCGATAACGCAAGAGAATGCGGTTGAAGCAATAACGTGGCAGCAAAAACGAATCGAAGAATTAACAGCAGAAAGGAATCACAAATGAAACTGATCACCAAAGAAATTCTGCGTAAGCTTCCGGCACTGAATGCAACTGAACACATCCCGGAAGGCGACAAGGTTGCGGTCGTGAAGTTCTTCACACCGTGGTCGAACTGGACATGGTACGGTGTCGAGGGGCATGTACAAGAAGACGGTGAGATAATGTTCTTCGGTCGCGTCGAAGGTCACGAAACTGAACTCGGTTATTTCAGTTTGCGTGAACTCGAATCGATTCGCGGGCCGTTCGGTTTGAAGATCGAGCGTGACATGCACTTCGAACCGCGTGCGCTTGGCAGTCTGTAATTGCTTCAACGCTGCGAGTGCAGCGTGCAGCGCGATAAACGTTACGTCACTTCCAAAGGGTGCCGCGACGGATTAGAGACATGCAGACCTGTGGCCGCTTCCTACAAGCGTAGGCACAAGGCAACGCCCCCTCACTCAATCGCGCTGCACGGTGTACTCACAACCATAGAAAGGAATCACATGAAACTGCGAGTTAGTCAACAGGTACAGCGAGTGATTGAAGATACAGAGGGAGTTCCAATTGCAAAACTCTTCACCGATATTTGCGATATACAAAAGCGTGCTGCTCTGATCGTCAAGCGCTACAATGCATACGACGATCTGGTCGAGGCACTTCAAGATGTGTTGGCAGCAGCAACAGGTCCGACGAACGACAAAAACATAACTGATGCGACACGTCGCGCTAAATGTGCTGCCATCGCCGGTGCTGCACTAACAAGGGTGTTGCCATGATATACCCGACAGAAGTTCCAGAACTCGAACCAATCAAAAAGCGTAACGGAGATTTGTTCACGATAAAAGAATGGAAGGATGCTGTTCGTAGTGGTTCTTTTATTGACTATGATGGGTTCGGTGATCTTGCTACAAAAACTGGCGTTTCGAATTGTAGAATCCGTCCGTCACAGTCGTATGTTGTATTGCCGAAATGGGCAACGCATATTCTTTGGTACAATCGATAAGAGAAGTTCGAAAGGAAATCATGATGAGTCAAGGTTGGGCAAAGTACCTGAAGTACCGCGCGCCGGAAACGTATCTCACACCTGATCAGTTGGCGCGGTTCAAGGTGATCAAGGCAAGACACGCTGCCGAACAAGCAGCGCGCGAAGCAGAACCGATTGAAGCGGTCATCGATCTTGATGCCGACGAAATCATCCGACAGTTCGAAGCAGAAGAAAGGAACAAGTAATGAACCAGATCGAAGTCACAAAGTACAGTTATGTTCATCCGGGTTCCGGTGCGAAGGCGAAGGTCTTGGCGAAAACAACCGTCAAGACGCTGGCACAGGCGAGAAAGTTTCTCGATCTGATCGCCGACGAACCGCGTCAACAAGAACGTGATCCGTTTTTCTACGGTGCTGGTTTTTTCGCTGGTCACAGAACTCTTGCCGGTACTAATGGTGGTGGATTCAAAACGCGCCGCCCGTTAGCATTGGAAGAACTTGACGGCGATGAATCACGCGGTGGAGTTTAACGGAACTTTTCCCTGATTGTGTTGTCTACCCTTGGGGAACCCTCAGAGTATCGAGGCAAGCGCTTGTCTTTTGCTTGGGCAGCGGGAATAGAACCCCAAGCGCTTGCTCCGGTGCTTTTGCCGGGAATAGAAAGGAAACCGCCAATGATAAAGATCGGGGAAGTACCCAAAGGTGCGGACCCCAACAGTTACACGGTGATCGAACGAGAGACAGCAAGCCAGTACAAGGGCAGGCCCATCAGAGTCGCGCTGTTGCGTGGCGGGGTCAAGGTGTGGCTCAAGGGTATGCATGATTTCTACGTCGTCCCTTACGAAGTTCTGTTCAGGGATGGCGAGCGTGGTTCGGTATCCATCCCGGCGCGCAAAGTCAGTGCTGCCAAGCTTGCTAAGATCGTAGCTGCCAACAGAGAGAAAGAAGATGAACAAGCAACGTCGTGAAGCGTTGACCCGCGCCGCTGCACTGGTCGAAGAAGCGCAAAGCATCGTGCAAGATGAAGCTGATGCCGAACGCGAATACTACGACAACATGCCGGAAGCTTTGCAGTCCGGTGACAAAGGCAGTCGCGCAGATGAAGTCGCAAGTGAACTCGAAGAAGCTGCCAGTGAACTCGAAGAGACAGCGTCGAAGATCACATCCGCCTTGGAATAAACAACCGTAGCGCCAGCGGGTAAAACGGCGCGTCGGACATCGCCCGGTGTCCGACAACTAGATGAAATATTACAGGAGACAAATCGGCAAAGGCTAATCAACTTTTCAACACTCAAATGGGAAGACCCGGCATTTGATTCCATTTGCCCGGTGAGAAGTCAACCGATGGAGAAATTATCATGAAGCGCTGACCAAAACTCAGCGGAAGAGCAAGCAGTGTCAACAACGGACACGCTGCCGCGCTCTTCTGATGTGCTTTGGCACTACAGAGCAAATGTGAAATTTGGATGGGCGAGCTAGTACAGATCGTCAGTTGGAATTTTACCAACGGGTTGAAGGTGACTGATGGGTGATATGATAAGGAACCTTCGAGAACATGGTCGCGGACTTGCCCGACGATCTGACGATGGAAAGAACGCGAAAGCGTGCTGTAAGCAATCCTTCGTATCGGGTTAAATGAATTCAACGAACCTGCTATGGCTTCCAGTTGTGTTTAGTCGTTTGATCTGGCGCTTAGACAATAGCTGCGGGACAATAGTAACCCGCCATTGAAAAAGGCTCACAATGCAACCTAACATCGATGGTGAATGTCCGACTCCACACAACATGCGACAGGAGCATGTTGGATACCTGTTCGAGCGCGTTGGAACATTCATCGCGTGGCACGACATGACGATGATAGATAGATACTTCGTCATCAGCACTTTCTTGGAAGTACAACCGAAGTTCCATTGAATAGAAAGGTACGGCTATGAAACCAGAAACCAAATTGCTCACAGGCATCGGCGGATTCATCGTCGTGCTTGGCATAGCAATCGTGTCAGCGTTACCAGCATCGCATCCAGTTGCGCCGATAACAAAAGCGCAATTCAAGCATCAGCAATTCGAAGTGTGTCTGAATCTGCTCAAAGAGAAGCGCAAGTATGGTTCCGAAGAAAAGCTTCCGTCGTATTGTAGTCCGCTGTTCAATCTGGCCGAAACAATGGCTCAACAGAAAGGAATATGAATCATGCTACAAGTTATGAGTAATGACGAACTCCGTCAGCGTGCGCCGTCAGTGTTTGCAACGGAACCGTGGGATGGAGTCAGCGAGCGCTACGAATTCATTCCGACGATCAATGTCGTTGAGCGCTTGCGGGAAGAGGGTTTTCTCCCGGTGTCCGCTGTGCAGTCGCGCGCTCGCATTGAAGGTAAGGGCGAGTTCACAAAGCACATGCTGAAGTTCTGTCGTGCAGAAGACATGAAGTTCTTCGCACCGGGCCATTCGTTCTACGCGAAAAACAAGCAACCGGAAATCGCGCAGATCGCGCTGGTCAATTCGCATGATCGTTCGAGCGGTTATCAACTGGATGCTGGTATCTTCCGTATCCTGTGCGCGAATGGTTTGATGGTTTGCGACAGCGCGTTCGAATCGATCCGGGTTCGTCACAGTGGCAACATCGTTGATCGTGTCATCGAAGGCAGCTATAAGATCATCGATGAAATGCCTGCCGTGATGGAGCGCGTCGAAGCGATGAAGGCATTGCCGCTGCTGCCGGAACAACAACAAGCTTTCGCCAATGCAGCGGTTGCGTTGCGTTGGAAAGAAGGTGAGGCTCCGGTTCAACCGCACGCTCTTCTGAAAGCACGTCGTGTAGAAGACCAAGGTAACGATCTGTGGAGAACGTTCAACCGCGTGCAGGAGAACATTCTGCAAGGCGGTCAACGTGGCACTGCATCCACTGGTCGCAGACTCACTACTCGCGCTGTGAAGTCAGTCAGCGAAGATGTGCGCCTGAACCGTGCGCTGTGGGTACTGGCGGAATCGCTGAAGACTGCGGTGACTGCGTAATCGAATTGAGCGAAAGCGGATGCTGCTTTGAACAGTGGGCAGTGCAGCGAGTAGCTCAACCTTTTTATCAACAGGAGAATCAAAATGAAGCACGCAATCGCATTGGTATTTGCTTTGGCAACTACAACTGTATTTGGTCAAGACTTGCCTGTGCCCCCGGTGTTCAATATCGTACCGGCACAGGGCATTACGGTAAGCAACATCAAGGTCGAAGGTGGACCCCCGCTGTTCGGCCCGGTGTTGAAAGTAATAGCGGCGGATGGAACTATGCGCGCCAGTATTGAAGCGGATGGATCGCTGGTCTTTCAGCATGGCGCTACAATCGGCCTGCATGACATCACACTGAACGCTGGCAAGATTCGTGGCTTCGCTTACATCTGGCTTGGTGCCAGCGGTGAATATGCGCTGGTGCCTGTGTTCGCGTTGCCCGGTGATGGGCGTGTTTACAATGTCACCATCGAGAAAGAAGCACAGCAATAAACGAAGGGCGTAACCCGGAACATTGGGTTACGCCCTTTTTTGTTTTTCAAACTTCAGGAGAATCAGGATGAGTGGATACACCTATCTAGCCTCGCCTTACAGTCACCCGGACCCGGCGCAACGTGTAGCGCGTTTCGACCGGGCATGTCGTGAAGCTGCAAAGCTAATGGAAGCGGGAGAAGCTATCTTCTGTCCAATCGCTCACAGTCACCCAATTGAAGTAGCGTCAGGTCATGTCGGAGACTTCGAGTTCTGGATGCACCAAGATTTGCCGATCCTAGCGCGATCACAAAAAGTGAAAGTGTTGAAACTCGAAGGATGGGATATTAGTCGAGGCATCACACGCGAGATTGAACACGCGCATGAACTAGGCATCCCGGTAGAATATCTTGAAGATGATGAGGCAAACAAATGAAAAAATACATCGCGTGGATTTTTCTTGCATACATGGTAGCTGTAATTCTTGCTGTAACGTTTGCATTCATTCAACATGGTGGAGTTGGACAATGAGTGACTTCGATCCTGATTGTCCTGTTTGTCATTACCGTAATTGTTCAAGTGATCCTCGCTTTGATGAACGTGGAAATCTTCGTCAGCTAACACCAGAGCAAATAAAACTCGGACAGGATTCGACAAGCGAAGCTGACAGACAAACATTTGCTGGAACATTATCAATCAAAATTATGGACAAACCAAAAGAGTCATGCTTGCAAGAAGCGCAACGTCTGGTGTATGGCGAGCGTGGAGTACAGTACGGACATCCGTTTGACGATTACACGCGCACTGCTGGCATGGTGTCATCGATGCTTGCTCACAAGCTACGCGAACCGCTGACAGCGGAAGAAATGATTCTCATCATGTGTTGCGTCAAGCTTTCACGGCAGATCAACGCACCGAAGCGCGACAACATGACAGACCTTGCCGGGTATGCAGAATGCGAACAGCGCACCGTTGATCGGCGCGCAGAATTGGAAGGCGACAAATGATAACTCCCGACATGATCAATGGTGCATTCGAGGCATTCGCTGGTGCGATGATCGGCCTGCATTGCCGTCGAGTGTGGATCGACAAGAAGGTCCGTGGCGCGTCAATCGTCGCAACGCTGTTCTTCACCGCATGGGGTTTCTGGAACCTGTTTTATTATCCGAATCTCGGACAGACGTTCAGTTTCTATGGTGGTCTGGTCGTCGTGGCGGCGAACGCTGTGTGGCTCACGCTAATGTGGTATTACCGCGACCGAGCGCTGCTAACAGGTTTTGATATGCGAGTAGAGAAATATGATTCACCAGTTGTCGCTGTGTTCAAACCTTGTGATGGTTCGACATTGCGTGGTAGTTACAAATACCATGACAGTGATCGACCGCCGACATTTTCATGATGAAATATCTTCCGCTGATTCTCTATATGATTGGCAGCGTTGCCTTCTTCGTTGGCTCACTGATCACTCTTTTACAGGTGATGAAGTCATGAACATCTGGTTGATACTCGCTATCATCTTTGCATTGCTAGGGATGTACACGCTGGCAATTATCTTTCTCATTCTTGCGATTGCATTCCGATGATCATCTTCGATACAGAGACAACCGGCTTACTACTGCCGCCGACTGCAACGCTGTTCCTGCAACCGCGTATCGTTGAGCTATGCGTCATCGAACTTGATGACAAGACATATGAAGAGTGCGGCCCGCCTCACACATGGTTGATCAATCCAATGGTGCCGATGTCGAAGGAATCGGAGAAGGTCAACGGTATCAGCGCTGACATGGTGAAGGATGCTCCGACGTTCGAAGAACTGCTTCCGAAGATCACCGAGAGCTTTCTTGGACAGCGCAAACTGGTCGCTCACAATTTGCCGTTCGACAAGGGTGTACTCGAAGTCGAGCTACGTCGCCTTGATGCAGTCACGCGCTTTCCGTGGCCCCCGGTGCAAGTCTGCACGGTCGCGCTTACAGAACACATCAAAGGATTCCGCATGAACCTTGCTGACATGCACGAACATTTCATCGGAACGAAACTCGAACAGACTCACAGAGCAGAGGATGATGTACGCGCTCTTGCCGCAATCGTGCGACATGAGAAGTGGTAAATAGGAGAAATCACATGCCTTACATCGCAACGAAAGACCGTGAAGTATTCGACCCCATCGTCAAGCAATTGGCGGATGCCATCAACGCACAAGCAGCATCGTACGGATATCCCGGTGCGTTCGCTGGTCTGTTCAACTACTGCGTTACCACGTTGGCGCTTCGTGTCATTCCAGAACGGCGCTATTGGGTGACGGCAATCATCAAGGGTATCTTCAGCGACTTGATCACAGAATTCACACGACGTTATCAAGACCCATACGAAGACGAGGCAATCGAAAAGAATGGCGATGTCTATCCGAATGCTGCAACCGGATGGAAGATCGAATGAAAGCAATCGAGACAAGGTACAAAGGCTATCGGTTCCGCAGCAGGACCGAAGCGCGTTGGGCGGTGTTCTTCGACAATCTTGTCTGTATCACTGAGTGGCAATACGAACCGGAAGGTTTCGAACTCGATAGCGGTGCACGCTACTTGCCTGACTTCCGCGTGCATCATACCGAATATAGCGATGTGTGGTTTGAAGTAAAACCGAGACTCGGCATTGAACAGTTGATTACAGATCGTGATTGGTCGAAGATGCAGGAATTTGCTGTGTCGGAAAAGCTGATCTTGCTCGATGGTATGCCTGAGTTGAAGAAGTATTGGCAGATAGGTGATCAACGTTTGTCGCGCGACGATTATTTGTTCAATGGAAATCAACCGGATTTCTGGAACTCACAACACATGCTCGATCTTGAGAAGGCAGTGAATGCCTCGCGTTCATACAGGTACGACAAATAGGAGAATTGATGAGTAAAGTTTATCTTGCTGGTCCTATCGCCGGATTGAATTACGAAGGCGCTACAGAATGGCGTGACATTGCGCGTCAGCAATTGTATGACTGCGGAATACAAGGCGTATCACCGATGCGTGGAAAAGAATATCTACGCGATGTGCGCAACTTCGATTCCGCTGGCAATTATGGCAACTTCAGTTGCATGTCGAGCGCTCGCGGTATTACAACACGCGACCGTTACGATGCGACACATTGCGATGTCATGCTAGTCAATCTGCTTGGAGCTAACAAAGTATCGATTGGTACAGTGATGGAACTTGGTTGGGCCGATGCTAATCGCATCCCAATCGTGTGCGTTATGGAAGAAGGTAACATTCACGATCATGGAATGATCAACGAAGTTATTGGTTTCAAAGTCGAGACACTTGAAGAAGCGCTGCACATCGTGAAGATCATTCTGGCAAAGCAATGATCAATCTTTTGCTCCGCACTGAGTACACATTCCAAAAGGTCTTTGGCCCAATCGAAAAGGTTGTTGCCGCTGCCGAAGGCGATGCGTGCGGCATTGCCGACAACAACACGTTCGGTCACGTCGCATTCTTCAACGAATGCGTCAAGCAGAAAAAGAAACCGCTGCTTGGTGTACGTCTGATCGTTGGCGGCAACAAGGATCACAAACCGGAAATGAGTTTCATCGCCAAGAACAACGATGGTCTTGCCGAACTCTATCGTCTTTCGTCGCTCGCCAACAAGCAGGGATCGCTCACACACGATAACGTTCTTGATGCTGCCATATCGGACAATCTGGTAATGTTCAACGGCATGGTGTTGGATGAAGGATTCTTGCGCAAGCTGAAGAAGGTTTACCTTGATGTGAACCCGCACAGCGCTGTCGCCATCAATGCGAAGATGGCGTTGGCAGAGCGCTTGCATCTGCCACTGGTTGCAACGTCCGACAACCGATACCCGACGAGGGATCACCGCGAAGTCTACGAACTCATGGGCACGCGACCGGCACTCACACCAGAACACATCATGAGCGAACGCGATATGCGCCGCGTCATGCCGATGTTGCCTGATGAGGCTTACACAAATTCCGACATCATCGCAAAGCTTTGCACGGTCGAGTTGCCACATGCGGCGAACATCAAGGTTGAAGGTGACATTGAGGCAATGTGTCGTGCTGGTATCAGATCAAGATTCCAAAACGGATTGAAGGATCGTTGGTCGCCGGATTATGAAGATCGATTGGTGCGCGAACTTGCTGTGATCAGGGAGAAGAAATTTGAAGACTATTTCGTCGTCATTGCGGACATGGTTCAACATGCGAAACGCTCAATGCTCGTTGGTCCGGGTCGCGGTTCGTCGGCAGGCTCACTCGTTTGCTATCTATTGGGTATCACTGATGTTGATCCTTTGCGCTTTGGTTTGTTGTTTGAACGTTTTGTTGATGTTACTCGTACTGACTTGCCTGACATCGATCTTGACTTCCCCGACACTACACGCGAGTCAGTCTTACAATATCTCCGAGAAAAATATGGCGATGATCGTGTCGCACATATCGCCACTGTCAGCCGGTATCAACCCAAGTCGGTTCTGAACGACGTAGGCAAAGCGCTTGGCATCCCACCTTGGGATTTCAAGGATGTCAAAGCTGTGCTGATCGAGCGCAACAGCGACGACGAAGGCGCAGAGCGTTGCCTTGCCGATACGCTCACAACTACCGATGCTGGTAAGGCAGTGCTGGCGAAGCATCCGGGTATTGCACTGGCGACTGAACTCGAAGGGCACGCGCGACATGCTGGTGTGCACGCGGCAGGCATCATCATCTGCAATAAGGCGATCAGCAATTACTGTACGGTCACAAGCGAAGGTGTTGCACAGATCGACAAGAAGGATGCAGAGAAGATCAACCTGTTGAAGATCGATGCACTTGGACTGCGCACGCTCTCTGTGATCAGCGACACGTTAGATATTGTAGCGTTCGATCCTACTGTTCCTGAAGCAACACTAGATTTGAATTCAATTCCGCTTGATGATCCGAAAGTGTATGACGTGTTCAAGCAGCGCAAGTATGCTGGTGTGTTTCAGTTCGAGGGCAGCGCGTTGCAGAACGTCACAAACGAAATGGGTTGCGACAAGTTCGATGACATCGTTGCGTTGACTTCGCTGTGTAGGCCCGGACCTATGAATGGTGGTGGCACTCGCCTGTTCGTGCTGCGCAGAACCGGACAGGAGAAACCGATTTATGCACATCCGCTGGTTGAGAAGATCACAAAGTCAACGTATGGCGTGATCGTGTATCAGGAACAGGTGATGCAGATAGCGCGTGAAGTCGGTAAGATGTCGTGGCCCGAAGTCAGTCGTCTTCGTAAGGCGATGGGTAAGTCGATGGGCGACGAATACATGGAGCAATTCTGGATTCAATTCAGGGACGGTGCAAAAGAGAACGGAGTTGAAGAAGCAATCGCGCGTAGGATATGGAATGAAATTCGCACGTTCGGTTCCTACGGATTCAACCTGTCGCACGCTGTTGCTTACTCACTCATCAGCTATTGGTGCGCGTGGCTCAAGGTCTATCACCCGGTAGCGTTCGCTTGCGGATGCTTGCGCAATGCAAAGGATGATGAACAGACCATCGCGTTGTTGCGCGAACTGGTGAGCGAAGGTCACACATACATTCCGTTCGACCGCGAGCGCAGTCAGTTGAATTGGAGCGTGCAGGACGGCAAGCTGTATGGCGGCATGATGGGCATTCGTGGCGTTGGACAATCAAAGGCACAAGCGCTGATTGACGCACGCAAGGATGGCAAGCTGACACCGCAGCAAGAAGAAATGCTGGCGAAGCCTGACATCTTCTACGCTGATGTGTTCCAGACCAAGACCAAGTTCGCTGATTGGTACGAACACCCGGACGCACATGGGATCGATGGAAAGATTTCGCACTCGAACGAATGCAAGGAACCGGGCGAGTATGTTGTGATCGGAAAATTGATCACGAAGGAACTGCGCGACATGAATTCGTACGAAGCAGTATTGAAGCGTGGCGGCAAGACGTTCAAGAAAGACGTGGAGTATATGATGCTGACGTTAGAAGACGATGCTGGCATCTTCAAGGTGATGATAGGTCGATTCGATTATCAGCGGTTGGGAGTGCAGATTAACATTGGGGTCGAACCCGGCGCGTGGCTCATGGTGCGGGGAACGGTGAAGAGCGGTTTCAACATGCTCACAGCGAGCAAGATAAAGGTGATGCAATGACACTGCGCGAATTGGTTGAGTCACTTCAAAAAGATGACTACGATAAGTTCTTCGACTTAGATGTCGAAGTGAAATTCGCAACAGGACCGGCAGATACAGGGTTGGATTTGCTTTCTGTATATTTGAGTGATGACAAGAAAACGCTTTGGATTGATATAGGGGATGAAGAATGAACTATGCAATCGTAGAGTACGTCGCAGAAGAAGTTGCGAGGCAAGGTCACAACCCGCAGACGGTTGATGGTTTGTCACGCACGTCTTGGATGTTGAAAGCATGGGCAGTAGCAATCGATGAATCAATAAACGGTTTGCATGGCGAAGGTTTGATCGCAAGTGGCCGTGATCCAACGGTCGAGGATGCAATCACGCTTGGTCAGATCATCGAACCTGTCACAAACCAAATGGGCATTCGTAAACACAATGTGCAAGTCGGACATCGTCTGTGCCCACCGCCATTCGGTCTTCGCGCATCGCTCGATACACTGTTCACAAAAATACATCAATTGTCGCCAATGCAATTCTATTATCAATTCGAATTGATTCATCCGTTCGGCGATGGCAACGGACGCACTGGAAAGATTCTGTTGAATTGGATCAATGGTACGTTACAAAATCCGATCTTCCCGCCGAACGATCTGTTCGGACATCCAATCAGGAATCCATGATGTGATTGATTGGATAATTGCTGTCTTTGTTTTCACAACGTTCTGCTATGGTTGGTACTGTTTCATTAATCTCATCGGAGTCCTAATCCAAATGTTGTTCACATGAATCGCAATCAAATCCTAGATGCAATCGACCGTGCTTATGCATATCCACGATTGGGGATGTGCTATTGGGTAAAGTTTGGTGCGCCGAACAGGGATCAGTTTCACAAATTCTTGGTAAAGCTTGGTGGCAAATGCAAGTATCTTTGCTCAGATGGGTTCGTCTATTTTTGGCCCAATAACAAAGAAGGCTATGAAGCTCGATTGATGTTCTTAGCCTTCATGCTTGTTGCAGCAGAAGAGAAGATTGAGAAGAAGCAAGCGGTGATAAGAAATCTAAAACAGTGGCGCGGTATCATTGGCAGTGCCGTGATGCAAGACATAAATGCCGCCATCAAAATTCTGAAAGAGGGACAATGAAAAACGAGTCTATAAAACTCCCAACCGATTACCAATCGTTCATCCACCTGTCACGCTACGCAAGGTGGAACCCTGAACAGAAGCGCCGTGAGACTTGGGTTGAAACTGTCGCACGCTACATCGATTTCTTCAAAGCTCGATACCCTGATGTCGTTGACTATGAAGAGTTGCGCGAAGCGATCCTGAAGCTTGAAATAATGCCGTCGATGCGTTGCCTGATGACTGCCGGTGCAGCACTCGAACGCGACAACGTTGCCGGGTTCAATTGTTCGTACCGCGAGATTGATGAGATAACAGCGTTCGATGAAATCATGTACACGCTGATGTGTGGAACAGGAGTTGGGTTCAGTGTCGAGCGTCAGTTCGTCAACAAGCTTCCGGCAGTGGCGGATGAATTCGAACACGTCGATTCTGTTGTCGTGGTTGCCGACTCGAAGATCGGATGGTCGAGCGCGTTGCACGCCATGCTGAATTATCTGTGGCACGGTGAGATTCCCAAGTACGATATATCCAAAGTACGACCGGCAGGAGCGAGATTGAAGACGATGGGTGGAAGAGCGTCAGGCCCGGAACCGCTGGTTGATCTGTTCGAGTATTGCATCCATGTCTTTCAAAACGCGGCAGGGCGCAAGCTCACAAGCCTCGAATGTCACGACCTTGTGTGCAAGATCGCCGACGTGATCGTTGTCGGCGGTGTTCGTCGTTCGGCGCTTATCTCACTAAGCAACCTGTCCGATGATCGGATGCGTGGAGCGAAGCAAGGCGCATGGTATGACACTGACGGACATCGCAAGCTCGCCAACAACAGCGTAGCGTACACAGAGAAGCCTGACATCGGCGCGTTCATGAAAGAATGGTTGTCGCTGTACGAATCGAAGAGCGGCGAGCGTGGACTGTTCAGTCGAGTCGCCAGCATCAAGCAAGCAGAGAAGAGCGGTCGCAGAACGATCCGCGATCCCGGCACTAACCCTTGCTCAGAAATCATTCTTCGCAGCAAACAGTTTTGCAACCTTTCTGAAGTTGTCGTGCGTGCAACCGATACCGAAGCTGATCTGATGCGCAAGGTGCGTGGAGCGGCGATCCTTGGAACGCTTCAGTCAACCCTCACAAAGTTCCGTTATCTTGGCAAAGCATGGCAGCGCAACACCGAAGAAGAAGCGCTGCTTGGCGTATCGCTCACAGGCATCATGGACAATCCGTTGACGTACGAAGACTACGAAGGGTCACTTGGTCGTCTGCTCGAACGCTTGCGCAACGAAGTCGTGGCAACGAATGCGAAGCTCGCCAAGATGCTTGGCGTGAATCCTTCAGTGGCGACAACATGCGTCAAGCCTTCTGGTACGGTATCGCAGCTTGTCGATTCAGCCAGCGGCATTCATGCTAGGCATTCGGCGTACTACTTGCGCACGGTGCGCGCGGACAAGGCCGATCCACTTTCGAAGCTGATGCGCGAAGCCGGTTGCTACGTCGAAGACGATGTCACAAAACCGGAGAAGACCGATGTGTTTTACTTCCCGGTGAAGTCACCTGATCATTGTGTGACGCGCAACGACCGAAGCGCGATTGAAATGCTCGAACTGATGTTGCTCTACAATCGTCACTGGTGCGAACACAAAGCGTCGATCACGATCTATGTCAGGGAGCATGAATGGCTTGCTGTCGGCGCATGGGTGTATGAACACTTCGATGAACTGAGCGGTGTTTCATTCCTGCCGCACAGCGAACACGTTTACAAGCAAGCACCGTATCAGGAGATAGATCAAAAGACCTATGAGGAATGGATGACGAAACAGGTTGTGGTTCCTTGGGATCAGATCGGTGTATACGAAGCCGGAATCGACACGACTGACAACGTGCGCGACCTTGCGTGCAGCGCTGGCGTTTGCGAGATTGAATGATGGACGTTCCTAATCGAGTCTCAGATGATGTATGGCGTGCTGTCGAAACAGCGGTAGCACACGGTGTTGATCCTGAACAATTCATGAAAGAAGTTCGTGCATGTTACTCACAAGCATACGATGACAAGAAGAAGTACGCGATGGAGTTTTTCAACAGGATGTATCGATGAAGCGAATCACAAGCAAAGCAGTGTGGACAATGCTGCGCGATCATGCACCGAAATTCGCGCGCCTCAATCGCATCGAAAATTCAGTTGGCGATGGAGTGCCAGATGTAAACATCTGCTGCAACGGTTTGGAGTGTTGGGTTGAAATCAAGATCGGTTCGGTTCGTCGCAATCCCGAGCAACCGATCTTCGACAAGAAGTATGGGGTCACGGTCGAACAGATCAATTGGCACATCAACCAGAGACAAGCAGGCGGTGCGAGTTACCTGTTGATCAGGATCGCTGATGAACTGTACCTAATAGCCGGGTCGGAAGCAGGGGTAATAAACCTGTGGACTTTGTCCGACTTTCGCCGTGGATCGATGATGTGGGCAAAGGTGCCGGTCGGACAGGCGTTTTGGGACGCTTTTTGGGCCGTTCTAGGCGGTGTACCGTCTTCCGGGCCGTCACCATAGCCTGAACCGTCCTAGAACAGCGTGGCGGGCCTATAAACGGCCCAAGAAAAAGGCCCGGAATCCCCATCAAAAGGGTCCGGGCCTAAGTTTGTCCGCGCCGTGCTTCGTTCTACGGTTTGCTCCGGGCGGTCCTGCCACTGGTGGTACTGTAAGGAATCGAACCTTCGTCGGCGGGTTATCGACCCGCTGCTCTGCCCCTGAGCTACAATACCGTATAAATAACTGGTGCCCCAAGAAGGATTCAAACCTTCACGCTTGCGCGCCGGGTTCTTGGCCCGGTGTGTCTATCAATTCCACCATCAGGGCAAACACGAATCGATGCTGTAAAAAAGAAATGGTGCCCGAGGAATGGATTCGAACCTTCGACCTAGTGCTTACAAAGCACTTGCTCTGCCGACTGAGCTACAAGGGCAAAAATAAATTGGAGCGGAATCATCACACGCGATGATTTGAGTCGAGCAACACAGCGTGCACCAACCGTTGTTGTCGTCATTGACACGATGTAGTCATTCCGCATTGAATGGAGCGGGCGAAGAGAATCGAACTCTCGTATAACTGATTGGAAATCAGTACCATTCCAGTCTAGGCACACCCGCAAAATAAAAAATTGTGGCGGCAAGCTACAGGCTATTTAAGTCACACCCTTCGGAAAGGTTCGATTTGTGTGATCACTCTTACCACGTTCCGTTCCGGCCACAAAACTTGGTGGAGACAGAGGGAGTTGAACCCACGACCTACTGCGTGCAAAGCAGTTGCTCTACCAACTGAGCTATATCCCCGAATTCTGTTTGCGTGAAAACATCTTCACTCCTACCCGCCGCTTTGCAGTTTTTACGTCAGTGCGCGGCCCGTAGTGTGTTGCACTCTCATCTGCTTGGCTTGATTCCAAGAACCCTGCAAAGGTCCACATGGGCACGCCATGTGTCGCTTGGGTTTCCCCAAGGGTAGACAACCGAATATCAAAAAAGTTCCGTAGAGCAATGACGAACGGCGACATCACTGCCGCCGCCGATCAATGCCCGAGCGGGAGATACAAACGGGGCGCTCATCATTGACTGCCGATGTTATTAAGCGTCACTATCGGCTTGACGCATTGCCATTGCTGGCAATTCTTGTTGCCCCGTATCGAAGCGTTCTTACGCGCTCGGTGTAGTGTCAGTCGAAGGCGGTGTAGTATCTGTCGGCGGTGTCACAACAGGAGCGGGCGACGGCGAAATACCGTCCATCGCATCCTTCAGCGCTTGCGCCTTCAAATTCAAACCGTCAGCCAATGCCTGCAACTTCGCCGGATCATTTGCGTTACTAGCAATTTGTGCTGCCAAACCTTGCAACAGAACAATTGCGCGTGCTTCGTCGTCTTCAGTTGTTGCAACAGCCTGTGTCAGTGCATCGAGTTCTTGTGTCATGTGTTTTCCTTGGTGAATTGTGTATCTAAAAAATCCGTCGAAACGTTCGTGCAATTCTTCTACGCGCCTCAATAGCACGTCAAGTTTTCTGCTATCCGAATCCCACATTCATTTCTCCGGTACATATCTGACACCATCGATCACCACAACTGGAACAGTTTGTGGCACAACGATTGGTGTATTCTTGATTTGCTCTGCTAATGCTGCTTTATGTTCGTCACTAATCGGCATTGCATTGACAGCAGCTATTGCCTGCTGATGTGCATCGACCGCTGGTGCCGAAGACTTACCAAACATACTCTCTACTTTTGCGAACACACCCTTCGCTCCGCTTTCAACAGCAGGCAAAGGATTCGGTGCGCTCGGATGCCTCTTTCGATAAACGAAGAAATAATACAAGCCACCAAGTACGAGTACTACTAAACCAGCAACCCACAAATTGTTACCGCCGTTACTTTTTACAGTATCGGTTACAGCTTGCAATGATTGGGCAATTGCCGCGTCACTTGACGACAGGAACAGCCACAACATTGTCAGGAGTTTTAACATTTGAATCTCCTATGACGCATTGATCAACAAGTCCGCTCACAAGCTTCTTGTATCGGTGCAGCGCTTCGGCATACTCGATGATTGCCGCATTCCTTTGTTCAGGGTCCGATGCTTTAACATCGATCTGCAAAAGAACGGGAACAGGCGGAACGTCCTTTGCAGCAATACATGGAACAGGGTAAGGCGTTGGTACTTCAATCGTCTGCACGCTTGTCGCAACTGGCGTGGTATCAGGTTTCGGCGGTCCAAGAGCGCAACCATAGAGCAAGCCAAACAAGTACATCATGAAGCCAATTCGAAACAGTATTTTCATGGCGATACAATCCCAAAGAATCGAATCTGTTCTGCTTCTATACGCTTCAGCTTTTCGTCTGCGGTGCCCGACTTGGCCGGACCTTGCGCAAGAACTCGCAAGCGCTCCGACTCAGCTTTCGCGTCAGCCTCACCTTTCAAGGCTTCAGCAGCGAGCGCAGCAGATCGAGCAACACGCGCAGCAGTAAGTTTGTCAAGTGATCTAAGCGTACCCTTCAACCCTTCAAGCTCACTCTGCATCCCTCGATTTTCAAGCTCACGCGATTGTTCTGCTGCTTGCCACTTGTCACGATCAGCTTTGACTTGTTCGAGTACGATTTCATCTGCTGCCATCTGCTTAGTTGTTGCAACCTTGACGGCAGGCTCAATGAAATAAACATCGATAGCATGATAGACGAAAGCACAAACCGCTGCCGCAATCACGACCCAAATGATAAGTTCAACGAGTCCTAATCCTTTTTGGTTTTTCATCATTGCCTTTTCATTGCTTCGTTGTGTGCCGTTGCTGCACGCTGCTTAACATCTGCCAACTGCTCACTAATGTCCGAACAATTCGATCCTCGCTTGGCACTGCAATCATCCAGTTCATGTTTCAAGATAACAGCTTCGAGTCGCAGCATTCCATAAGTCTGCCAACGATTGACAACTGTTTCTTCTTGGACATGCGCTTGAAGATCGTATTGCCACACGATCTGTTTCACAAGCCATAAAGTTCCGCCACCTAAAATTCCAAGTATCACAAAGATGGAACTGACCGTTCCCCATGCGATGTATGGATAGCGATGAAACCTAGCTCGTAACGATAGCGGTTGTTTTGTCTTTGGGGTCGTCATGATCAACAGTCGTCGTTTTTATTTCGGTCACTGTGCCCGGTTGCACTGGCGGTGTATGACTGTCACCCCACATGAACAAACCAATAGCACCAAGCGTTGTAGCGAATCCACCAGCAATCGCTCCGGTGCCGTATCCATATGAGCGTAGAATTTCAGACGCAGCAGCAGCGCTAGTCCACACAGCATAGATGGCAATTAAACTTGCCACAACAACACCGCCAATCATAACGCGCAGTGCTTTGAACATCACAAGATAACCGACGTTTACAGTTCCATCAGCTTTGATCGCCGACAGATAGATGTCGCGTCGAGTTGGGGTTGTTCCCAACATCACGCACAAACTTTCGACTTCAAAACGTTTCCGAAGTCACGCCATTGTCCTGCCTTCACATCACCGTCAATCTTTTGATCAACAAGTTTGCGAAGACATGCTGCTCTGGTTGCATTCTTTTTGGCCTTTGCATATGCGGCCTTTTCAGCAGACGTTGAAACGCGCTTTGCGTTAGTTTTTGCGGGCGCTGTTGTCTTTGTCTCAACGACCTTCGTATCCCTGTTTGCAACCGGCGTCGGAGAAACAACATCTGTTTGTGCGACAGCGGTAACAGGCGCAGCTTGAGGCGCAACCACGACAGCGGGTGCGACCGGCGCAACGGGAGTTTCAGGAGCGGTCTTTTCACTGCACGCCACAACCACTAATGCGGCAAGAACTGCAAACAAAAAAGTTTTCATTTGGTATCTCCAAGTCATGCGGCATTTGCCGCTAACAAATTATTGAGCAAATTTCTGAAGCGATTGTCCCATCCATGCCGGAACTGTTCGTCTTCGGGGTGTGCTTCTATCACCTTCTCTTCAAATACAGAACGAAAAACAGTAAGAGTTCGCAATGTGTTGTCTTCTACTGCGCTATCTGATGTTGCGCTATCGACACGTTGCTTCGTTTGATCACCCCATTGTCCATCGTCATTTGCACCAACCGCACGTTGCAACAAAACGATTGCGGTATGAGGGCCACTATTAACTGCGATGTCGAACACCATTGTTCCAAGGCGCTTAGGCATGTCATCGCAATGTGCTTTGCGCCAAAACATTCTCTGATACAAATCCTGTGCTTCTTCTTGCGTGATCGTGCTTACATCAGCGTGTTGGTTGCCAATGAATGTTCGCCATTCATCGAACACTTTTTGCGTTACACCATACATTGTGCGACCGCCTCGATCACCGGGCGTGTTAGAGAATTTTCCCTCTTCGGGCCAGAGAATAGAAAGAGCGAATTCAAAATTTGTCACGATACTGCACCTTTAACTTGCGTAGGATTATTTCCGCCTGTCCACGTCACAGTATGTCCATTAAGAGCGATTGCTTTACCGTTATTTCCCCAAGTACCACCATCATATCCATTCCCACCTTGATAACCATCATAGGGTGAGCCAGTAGTAGCGCCATTTCCACCAATCCCATTTTGCAAATTTGTACCAGCATTTCCACTTGTACTTGAAGAACCACCCGAACCAGTTCCAGAACCACCGCTTCCACCAATACCGCCTGTTACCAAATTAAGCGCCCCTTGCCCGCCACCGCCTCCGCCGCCACCGAGGACTTGAAAAAGAGGATTGATTCCAGAATCACCGCCATTTCCGCCATCGCCACCACCAAAAATGAATCCATAAGTGTTGTCGATGGTCCAATCATTGAGGATGTTGATAGCAGTGCCACCTATTGATCCCGCTCCACCAGATGCCGGGTAAGCTCCAGACGCACCGCTGCCCCCGCCGCCACCTAATCCGAATACGCCACCAAGATTGATAAACAATACCGTGCTACCAGCAGCAAAAGCTATCGATTGTCTTATAGCAAAAGCTGTTGCTGATGGATAAGTATTAACTCCACTATTCAAAGTCAATACAACATTTACTGCCGCACCGGGCGATCCCGCTGCTGTATATAAATCGTAGTCTGCTGTGTTAGCAGCAATATATAATGCGAGAACAGGACGAGGACCAACTTCCATCATCACATGATGACGACTCGTTGGCATTATCTACTATC